TGACGCCGATCCGCATGCCGAACTGAGAACCGGCCGGGATCGGGTTGCAGATCACGTCGATGCCCGAGCTGGTCAGCACGGCGAGCTCGTCCTCGCCGTAGGGGATGCCGGAGCGCGAGCGCTGCGTCGCGACCACGCCCGTGGTGCCCTTGTTCAGGCTGTTCTGCTGCGGCTGCAGCGTCGAGATGAGCGCGACGCCAAAGGTGGCCGGCCCGATCAGGCGCTGCACGCCGTTGTAGTTGTCGTTCCAGTAGACCCAATCGCCGAGATAGCGCTTCAGCCACGCGGCCGAATTGCCGAACGAGCCTTGCGTCTGTTTGTTGGTCTGCGCTGCGGTCGGCGTCTCGCCCGGGGCGCCGTTGCTATGGACGTAGATGCCCTCGCTTTGACCGAACGCGATGAGATCGGTCTCTTGGGTGATGTCGTCGAAATCGGCGATGAACATGTCGGTGCAGCCGCTCGACCGGAACGCATATATGCCGGTTCGCGGCGCGGTGTCCGTGCCGATGAAGTCCGCCGACGTGACGTTGCCTGCGCCATCGGTACCGCCCGAGAGCGTGACGGTCGTGGCCGTCGGCGTCGCCGTCGAGCCGCCCGCGCTCGCGACGGCTAGCTTGGAGGGGCCGCGCAACGGCGATGTGCCGTTGTTGATCGCCGACGCGATGGCCTGCCAAAGGGCCTTGCCGGTGAGCCCCGCGCCGAGATTGTCGAAGATCTCGGACGGGAAGCCAGGCATTTGGACCGTGGCGCGCCAGGTCGGCACGGCCGTGGTGGAGTTGGAGCCGGCGGCGATCGTCAACGTCTCGCCATTGCCGAGCGAACCCGTATACATCGACGTGATGTCGAGGCCGATGATGGTCGTGGCGGAGCCGGCCGCGAGCGTGATCGTCTCGGTCGCGGTGCCGGTCACGTTTTCAGCAAAGGTGATCGTGATCGCCGACGGATAGACGGTGTTCACGACGGCGCCGGACGAGGTGGCGCTGACGCTGGACGCCTGCAGGTTCGTATTGGCGTTGATCGCCGCGGCGAGACCGGCCGCCATCGTGGCCGGCGTGTCGTTGGCCTTGGTCGTATAGGTAGCGGTGACCGGCGAGCCCGTGATGCCCGTCGACGTCAACGTTACGTGAAGCGTGTCGCCGATCGTGAGCGTGCCGCCAATCGTCGCCGTCTCCGTGCTGGCAGGCGTGCTGCCGACGCTACCCGAGGCCGCCGTATCGGTCCCATCCGTCACCCGGTTGAACAGCATGTTTGCGCCCAGGCCCGCCGCCTGCTGTGCCTGCGCGACGATCGTCGCCGCCGTGACGAGATCGCTCGAGCGGTTGACCGGGTTGCCATAGAGCGCGAATTGCGAGGTCGAACCGATCAGCGTGGTCTTGTTGACCGGACCCCAGCTAGCGACGCCCTCGACGCCGACGAGGCCGAACGGCGCCGGCATGATGACGCCCTGCCCCGGCGTCTGGATGTTGAGATAGAGATCCGGGACAACTTCGGTCGCTGCGTTGAATGCGCCGGAATAGCTGATTTGCGGCATGCGTTAGGCCTCCGACTTGGGCGCGGGCTGGACGATCGACGCCACCGGCGCCGGGCGCGCGTGGCGCTGCACGAAATGCCGCGGAAAATCCTTGCGGATCGTGGCGATGGTCGCCGGCTCGGTAACAACCGCTCCGCGCGCGAACCGGCCGACGCCGGGCAGCCCAAAGGGCTCGGTGACCACGAGCTCCAAAGCCATGTCTGTCTCCTTGGATCAGGACTGTTCGGTGAAGGGCGGCGGATCGTTCGTCGTGAAGTCCGCGAAGGGCGCAGCCGCGCCTTGAATGCTCGTCTCGGCGACGATTGCCTGCGGCGCTTCCTCAGCAATCGTCGTGCCATATTCGACGGTGTAGAAGAGATCCCGCCGGTAGCAGCCGACCTTTTGGATGCCGTCGTCGAGGAAGGTCCGCTGGTAGATGAGCCGGCCGCCCGTGCCGTCGACGAGGTCGAGGAAGTTGGTCCCGCGTAGCACCGGATCGACGAGCTTGACTGCTCCATCCCGCGCTGCCGGCGACGAGCACCAGAAGGTGATCTGAAAGAGCCTGTCCTGCCGGCTCAGCTCCTTGATCACGCCCGCGACGCCACCGACCCGGGCGACCAGGCCGCGCGCGCCGACGATCGTCACGACCGCACCGCTAGACGTCGCCGTGATGCCGGCGGCGGCGAGGAGCGTCGCAAGCGACGCCGCGATGGCGGCGAGCGTGTCGGACGACTGGACGCTGTAAACGACCGCCTGCCCATCGACGATGATGGCGACGTTCTGCGGTGTCGAGACGGTGCCCCCGAGCGTGACCATCGTTCCGGTCGCGTCGACGGTCGCCGTCAGCGTGACCGTTGCCGGTGTCGCCGTGACCCATTGGCGCGGGTAGCGGGTGGTGTTGCGCTCCGTGCCGGGCGGGGCGAAGACGCTGACGTTGATTGTGCCGGCAGCAAGGTCAGCGTCGAGCTGCGCCGGGATGGGCCAGCCCGGGTAGATGCGCGCCGGTACTGCCGCGCCGCCGACAATGACGGCCGAGGGCTGCGCCGTGCCGTTCGGATAGATCGTGCCGCTGATGAGCTGGGCCAGCGCCAGCATCACGTCGGAAAGGTCGGCCATGCCCGGCGCCCCTTCAGGCCGCGAGTTCTTCGACCTGGCAGGCGTAGCCCAGGCTGTTCCAATAGGGGTTGGTGACCTGGTAGCGGATCCCAAGGTCATCGGTGATGACGTCGTCCTTCTCGACCGTGCCGTTCGGCAGGACGAAGAAGATGCGCCAGGTGCCGCGGCCATCCGTGTCGGCCGGCACATTGGGCAGTGGCTTGCGGCCGGCGCGGTCCAGTTGAATGCTCGCCGGGACTCCCGCCGCGATCGGCGTCTCGTTGCTCTCGGCAAGCCCGCTGTAGGACTGGAGCCCGATGCCAGCGATCGGCTGGGGCCGCGTGATCGCGATCGTGCGGGGATAGATGAAGCTCATCAGAAATTGAGCTTCGCGCGGTACGGCGCCAGCATGTCCTTGCTGTCATCGGAGAGGATCGATGCGGCGAACGCCTGCACTGCCGTGTCGCCGGCCTTGTAGGAGCGCACCGCGCCCATCTCGGGGAGGTTGACCCGCGCGGTGATGAGCTGCGCACAGGCCTGCTTAACCGCGCTCGGCAGGTTGGCCTGCGCGAAGCCGGCGACGTACCAGATGTTGATCTCGGAATAGTAGGCCAGCATTACGCCGGCCGGGACCCAGAGCTGGCCGGATTCGGGATCGACACCGGTGTTCTCCATCGGAAAGAACTCCCACACCGGCGGCCCGCCGAAGTGGGACAGCGACGCCAGCAGGTTGAACTCGTCGACCATGTATCGGCTCGCGTCGCCGCGGCGGCCGTAGCCATATCGCCCTTGGCCGGCGATGAGCCGGACGACGGGCGTATACGCGAGCGCGGTCAGAGGCCGCCCCTGGGGCATGAATTTGTGCTGGCGGAGCGTCATGCCGCGGCTCAGCGTGCAGCCCGACGCATGGCTGAAATTCACGCACCGGAACGTCACGGTGTTGCCCTGCATCGAGACGACAGCGAGCGCTTCCATCATCTCTGCATTGCCGAGATCGGCGATCAGCACCTCGCCGACCGCCAGCGTATTGATCGGCCCGCTGATCGGCACCACGACGTTCTGGCCGGGCTCGAATGCCGCCGTCGTGGTGAATTGCATGCTGGCGCTTAGCGCCGCCATATAGGTCGGGTAGCCGTTGGCGTCGGGGACCCACACCAGCCCCTCGGGACGCTTCAGGTAGGCGTCGATCAGGATCGAAGCCGACTGCACCTGCGCGGCCGTGGTCGACGACGGGAGACCGTAGCTCGCATAGTCGCCGGTTTGCAGGTATGCCGACGGCATGCGGTCAGGTGGCGCTCTGCCAGAGCCCGGCGACGTTGGTAATCGTCGCCGCCGCGCCGGTCGTGTTGGTCACCGTGATCTGCATCGACGAGAACGGCTTGCCGTCGTTCGTCACGTTGACCACCACGGCCGTCCCGCCGGTGACTGACCCCGTGATCGCGGCGCCTTGGGCGACCTCGCCCGCTTGGTCGATGTAGCGCTGGATGCTGATCTCGCCCCCTTCCGAGCTGGTCAGGCCCAGCGCGAAGGCGAGGAAGCCGTTCGACGGCAAAAGCGGGCTTTGGACGTTGCCGTTCGCCGGGATCGGGCCGGAAAGCCCGAGCTGCGCTGCGGTCAGCGCGACCTGCAGGACCTGCGCGCGCTCCCCGCCGACGCCGCTGTTGTCGGATCGCATCGTCATGGAGCGTCTCCGCCGTCAGATCAGGCCGTCGTGCCGTGATAGTCGTCGCCCAGGATCCGGTGATTGCGCGGGCGTGCTTCCGGCTGGATCGCCTGGGCCGACGGCATGACGATGAGCGGCGGCGTCTTCCGCGCGAGACCCTTGTCGAGCATGTATTTGGCGAGCGCCGATGGATGCCGGCTCATGTCGGCGACGCCGGCGACGAACCGCACGGTGAACTGGCGCGGGGCCGGATCGCCCTTCTCGTCCCTGATCCAGAAGTCCGATGCCTCGCTCTCATTGCCAGGCGTCAGAAACATCAGGTGATCGCGCTGGCTGTTCGGCAGATAGAGCTTCATCGCTACCCCTTGAGCAAAGGAAGGGCCGCCGGGGTTGCCGGCGGTCGTGACAAATCAGGCCGAGATAGAGGGGTCAGGCGCGTCAGGTGCCGACGACGGCGACCGTAGCGTGAGCATAGGAGTAGCCCTTGACCACCAGCGCGTCGAACTGAACGCCGACGAACTGGCCCGACAGATTGCCGACCAGGCCGAGCTGGAAGATGCGCGGCTTGCCCTCGGTTCCCTTGCCGATATAGGGGATCTCGAGGAGGTTCTCGGTTGTGATCACGGCGTAATAGTTGCTGTAGCCGCTGGCTGGCGCGTTGAAGCCGTATTTCGCGGCGGTATCCGTCGGCATATAGGGGTCGGGGATCAGGGGAAGGTCGCCGGCTTGCGTGGCGATCGCCTTGACCGACACGCCAACCGTGACGTTCATCGTCTTCAACTCGATGTGTGATGCCTTCGCTTCCTTCTCGATCTTGTCGATCAGAAGCGGGTTCAGATAGATCGCCGTCGGGCGCGGTTTGAAGGTCGCGCTGTGCGCCGTGTCGGCCACCATCTCCGCGACCATCGTCTTGAGGCCGTCGATGATGGACGAGCCGAATGGGATCGTCGCCTGCAGCGTGATCTGTTCTAGCGCGCCGACCCACTGGAGCGTCGTCGGAATGAGGAGCGACGTGTCGGTGCCCGCCCAGAACATCTGGGCGCGGGTGACGACGATACCGGAAATGATATCCTCGACGTCCTTCGCCTGGAGCGCGGCAAACTGGCCTTGCTGCTCCGTGACGTCGCGGTCGAACAGCGACAGGTTGCTCTGCGCCACGGTCGCCTTGATGAAGGCGGCGCGCTCCTGGCGGGTGGGACCAGTCGGGGTCGCCGAGATGTTGCGCGGGTCGGTCGGAGCGCCCTGTGCAATGGCGGTCTGCTCAAAATAGCGATGCGGATGGCCGGTTGCCGGCACATGCGAGGTGCGTTCGAGCGCCACCGATTCGCGGCGAATGATGTCGACGATCTCGCGCTCGAACACCGGCACCTCGAGTGCACCTGGGCCGCTGTAGTCGGCCGCCGCCATAAGCTGGACGACGGCCGGATGGTCGAAGCCCACGGCCTCGGCCTGCCAACGAGTGGAACGGTTCATGTCGGTGATCCTTCTGTGCGTCGTGGGGCGGGCGCCGCGGTCAGTGAGCGCGGACCATCAGGCCGTCGCGGGCGAGCTGGAGCTTCGCGGCGATGCGCTTCTCCGTGCTGGTGATGCCCGCGGCCTCGAGCATCTTGTCGACCGCATGCTCGGTCATGGGGTCTTTCGGAGCCTCAGCGATCCCCCCCTTGGCGAGGAGTTGCAGGGATTCGGCCGAGACGGTCTTGCGCGCTGGTGCCTCGGCCGCCTTGAAGGCTGCCGCCTTCAGGTCGGCGAGCTGCGTGCCGATCGACGCCGACAAGTCGGTGATCTGCTTCGCCAGTTCCTTGAACGCGGGGCTCTCCTCGATCTTGAGGGGCCCGATCGCGGCGGAGCGGTTGTCGGCGCCGGCGCGGAACGTCCAGTCGTGATCGCGGTAGATGTATGGCACCTCGCCGCGGGCCGCGGCCGCCTCCATGTGCGCCGCCATGTGGTGCAGCACGCGGACGTGGCCATGCTCGGAGTGAAGGCCGATGCCGGCCGCTTCCATCGACGCGGCGCAGTCGCGCAGGCGGGCAGCGTGCGGCGCGATCCGCTCGCGCATGTCCTTGTTCGCCTGGAGCGGCGCGGCGGCGCTGGCCTTCAGCGCCTCGAGCGATGCGCCCAGGGTGGCGATCTGCGTGTTGATCGGACCCATCGCGGCGGCGAGCAGGGCCTCGAGCTCTTCTTTCGTCATGTCGATCTCCTCAGCCCCGCGGGCTGCCAAAGATGTGGATTGGTAGGCCGCTTTGTCCTTGTAGAGGACGGCCGCGCCGGTGAACGTCCCGCCGACGATCTGAAGCAGGTCGCGGCCCATGGGCAGAGTTTGAGCCTGGATCTCGTAGGAGAACCCCAGGGCCTCTTTCTCGACCTTGATGCGCTCGCATTCCTGCGGAAAGTCCGCAGCGTAGAAAAAGCCCTCGATCTTCAGAGCGTCACCTTCGATCGTCGCGGCGGTGATCGTTCCGATCTTCCGCTTGACGTCGTGCCCATCGAAGTTGGGCGTGAAGTCGATCGGCATACCGAGCAGCGACGGCAGCGCCTTCTCGGCCACCGCGTGCGGCAGATAGGTCCGCTTGCCGCCGGAGCCGCCGACGGCCTGGTCGGACGGCGTGTCGATCCGGGTCAGCACGCCGGAGAACGGCATCCGGTTCGGATGATCCTCTATGTCCGGCAGTTCGAGCGACATAGCGAAGAGCGACAGAACTGCGGCATGCTGGAGCCGCTTGTCCCAATCGCTCGTGTCGATGCCGAGTTCCTTGGCCCGCGCCTTGATGCGCCGGCGCGCCTCGACGCGCTCGGCGTCGGTCAGCCCCTTCGTGTTGTCGACCATGTCCCAGGCGAGCCGTGTGTGCTCGTCGTCGTGGATCGGCAGCTTGCGCTTGCCCGGAACGGCGAACATCTCGGGCGGCAGCCCGTTCCGCTGTTCCTTGGTCAGGGGCATGGGGAGGGCCTAGAGCGTCTCGATCTCGAGGAGGAGAGCCCGCGCCACAGGCGTAACGACATGCTCGGCCAGCCCGTGCGCGGCCTTGCGTCGGGCGGCTTGCAGGTCGACTAGGACGTGATGGAGCGCAGCGCTTTCGGCGGGAGCGGTCCGTTCGGTGGCGCGGACCATCTGCGCGATCCGCACATGCAACGGCGCTGGCGGAGGGTTGGACGGCTGATCCTGGACCGACGCGTCAAACGCCGCCGAGGTGTCTTCCGCGGCGACGATGTCTTCGACGGCGCCGGGCGCGGCTGCGGCGCCGGTCGATCCGGTCTCGCCCGCGGCACCCTTCGGCCGCCGCTTACCCTTAGCCATGATCGTCAGGTCAGCGCGGTGATCGCAGTCCCGATCGCGGTCTTGTTCGACCCCGCCGGAATGAAATCGTTGATGGCGTTCAGCACCTGGATCGCGTCGGCGACCTTTTCGGCCGCGAAGTTGAGCATGCCAGGCAGATCCTGGCCGTTGGTGGCGCAGGTCGACGTCTCGGCAGAAAGCGGGGTGATAGCGAGAATATTGGTGCGAACGCCCATGGAAAGCTCCTCTCAGGGTGGGATTGCGCGGTACCCGGTCAGGCCATCACGAGGATGTCGACCGTGCCGGCCGAGAGCGTGACGGTCGCGGACGGCGGGGTGAGCGTCACGGTGAAGCCGGTGTTGGTCTTGCTGCCGACCGAGACGAGCGCCGGCTGGCTCGGGGTCGCCACGACGCCATAGGTCGCCGGCAGCTCGAGGCCGCTCACCGCGACCGTGACCGCGGCGCCCTCGCTGGCCGCAGCCGTGGTCGCCACGCCCATGAGCGGCGCCAGCTTGATGCGATCGGGGTTTGACAGCGGCGAGCTGCCGTTCGGAACCTCGACCGTGTGAAGGTCAAAACCCATGGCGATTACTCCTTGTCGACCAGGTCGGGGTTGACTTGCTTGGCGCCCTGCGCGCCCTTGATCGCGATCTGAGCATCCGCATAGACCATGTCGCCCCACGCGCTTTCGAGCGGCGGCAGGTTGCGGCGCGCCCGATATTCGTTCGGGGTGATCGCATTCCCCTCGTACTCGATCTTGAAGATGTCGGCCGACGCCTTTTCGTCCTCTCGATCGAGGCCGCCGGGCGTGAGCTCGATCTGAGAGAAGCCGAGCGACCCCCAGATGGCTTCGCGATTGATGTACCGCGCGATCATCTTCGCCATCGGCTTGATGCCGAGGTCCCAGTCCCGATCTTCCGCGACCTCCGACGTGTTGCGGTTTACGTCAGCTTCGATGCCGAGGTTCTGCGGGCTGATCCCGAAAGCGGTCGCTATCTCGCGGATGACGAATTGCTGGTATTTCAGGAAGAGACCGTTGTCGGTCGCCTCGCGAAGCGCCAGGACCTTGGCGTCCTCGCTGCCGACGATCGGCACCTGGCCCTGTCCCTCGATCTCGTTGCGCCAATAGGCCCGGAACGCCTCGCGCTCGTCGACGCTCGCGCCCTTCATCCAGAGGATGTTGGCCGGATGAGCGTTGGCCGCGACGTTGCCCGAATACTCGGCGACGCCGAGCTGGCGGTTGATCGTCTGGAAAGCCACCTCAAGCGCGCCGACGGCAAACGGGGTATCGGTGGTCGGCCGCTCCCGCATGTAGATCAGCTCGCGGTTGAGCAAATCCTTGCCCTGGGCCACGCCGACATTGCCGTAGCCGTAGGTCTGGCAATATCGCGGCCGATTCGCATCGCCGTCCCAATCTGCGTAGATCTGGATCGACAGCGCGTCGACTGGCCAAAGCCACAGGGGGCGGATCTTATCGCCGCCGGGCTGTTGCTCGATCGCGCCGGCGCCACACACGCAGATGTCCTCGACGATCTGCTGCAGTAGCGAGACCAGCGAGTCATCGTGGTTCGGACTGTGCAGGCAGGCCGTCGCGATCTCGATCTGACGCTTGATCTCCGAGTTCTCTTTCACGCCCTCGCGCGGCACGACCTGCCAGTCGAGCATCGAAATCGGACGCGAATAAAGCGAGATGGCACGCGTCGCGTACGGCGTCCGGCTGAAATACCGGAGATTGGCGGGCACCGGCTTGATGGTCGGCCGGCTGTCCCGAAGGTTCCACGACCCGATCTGTTTGAGGCGAGCATAGATGTCGGTCTTGCGCTGCGGCTCCATCCGTCGCCGGCCGGCGCGGAGCGCGAAGCTCTGCCAGGCGCGGCGCCAGAGCGATGGGCGGGGCCGCTGGTGCAGCAATGCCATTGCGGGATCAGTGCGCGCCGAAGGTGATGCTCGGCTCGCCGATCGGGAACTCGCGCACGACGTAGTAGCCGAGCCCGTCGGTCAAGTGCGTCAGCATCGGATCAGCCTTCTTGTCGATCTCGCCGGAACCGCCCTTGAGCAGCGACACACCCTCGAAATCCTTCACGACATTGGGCGCCTTGGCCGGGTCGACCATCAGGCGTATGGCGCCCGCGCCACTCAGCAGCCGCGTGTTGACGGCGTTGATGCGCGAGCGCTCAGGCGGGTTGGCGGCCGGCACCAGGAAACGCAGCCGCTCGCCGAAGGTCGGCCGCAACTCGTCGCGGATGATGTCCCAGTCGGAGCCCGCCACCTGCGCCGTGCCGCGCGCACCGCCGGTCGCGTCGCCATAGCATGTGACGCGTCCCGCGTGGTGGCCCCAATCCGCGATCAGCTTCCGGCAAACCGCCGGCGTGTTGCTGTTGCGCGGGATGTGCACCTCGCCGATGACCGCGGTGCCGACCTCGCCCGACGGCAGCAATTGCTCCTGGACGATGACGGCGATGCCCGGATCGACGTTGAAGTCGAAACAGAACGCCAGCGGCACCGATGGGATGTAGTCGAGCCTGGCGCAGTGCGTCGATTCCAGGAACGGGTAATAGGCCCGGCCCTCGAAATTGATGAAGCTCGCCTCGTACTCCTGCTGAAACGTCAGCGGGTCCATGTCGAGGCGCCGCGCGGCGATCTCCTCCGGCGGCAGGATGTCGGCCGACACCCAATGGAACGATCCCCACTCGCTCGCCGCGCCGAACTCGGCCATGAAGGCCTTGGCCTTCTTGTCGGCCTCGTAATAGTGGTTCCGACCCTCCGGTACGCCGATCAGATCGCACCAGCCCTTGCGATCGGACAGCGCCGGCAGGACATTCTCCTGCCAGGCCCCAGGCTTCATGTTGGCGTATTCGTCGAGGATGCCGCCGTCCCAGGGCGCGCCCTCGATCCTTGCCGGCTTGTCGAGGCCGATCACGTGCATCTCGCCGCCGTTCACCAGCCAGATGGTCAGCTCGGTTTCGCTGGGCGGCTTCGCCATGAAGCGGCGCGGTACCATGGCCTTCAGGTCATCCCAATAGATGCGCTTCGCCTGGTCCCTGGTCGGCGCGCCGGCGAAGAAGCGCGGCCGGACAAAGTCGGTCCCTTTGATGGTCCGCAGCACGAGCTTGCGTTTGGCGAGTTCGGTCTTGCCCGATCGGCGCCCGGCCGGGACCGTGTTGAAGCGGTGCGGACTCGTCCAATAGGCGCGCTGCACCGCGTGCGCGCGCAACGGCGTCCATCTAGGCGTCAGCAGGGCCACTCGTCACCCGCTCCGCTTCGCGCTGGAACTCGCGGAGCTCTTCGGCCAGCGTCTTCGCGTCGCCGCCGCCGCCGTTCGCCTGAAGGATCAGCGCGCGCGCCGCTTCGAGGTCTTTGACGCGGCCCAGGAGACGATAGATTTCCGATCGATAGTCCGGGCGCTTGTGTGTGACAGTCCGGCCGCCGCTGTTCTCGCGGACCGGTTCGTCCCGTATCTCCGACAACTCCATGCCGACCGGCGCGGCATCGTTTTCAAGGCCGCGCTCGGTTCGGGGCTGCTCGTTGATCTTCTGCTGCGCCATCAGAGCGCGCCGGAGCTGCAGCTTCGCGAGCTTGATTTCGTCGTCGAGCGAGCCGACCGGAATGTCGCCCCAGATCTGAGCCTCGCCCGGCATCAGGCCGCTGCTGTAGATGCCGTGCTTAAGATTGTTCCGAGTGCCCTTCGGCGGCCCGACGCTCTTGCCGCCATGGTTGGCGCAGCGCCGCTTGCCCTTGATCGCCCATTTCTGACACGGCTGGCCGGCGCGGTTCTTGGCGCCGCACTTGGTTGCCATCTCCTAGGGTCCGGTGTGGTGGGCGGCTCAGAACGCGCGGTTGCCGCGTCGGCGCGGCTTGGCAGTCATGGAATTGTCCAGGGCTGAAACGACGGCGCCCGCCGCGGCGGGGCCGGGCGGGCGCAACTATCGAACTTGGTGGGGAACGTTATGGTAGCTGGCCACCTGCGTCAAGCCATATTGTGTGGCAAGCACTCCGAGCGCCCCTATTAGGATGCCCGACGCGGTATGGACGTGGATAGGTCGGCCCCGCCACCCCTCCGCCTGCGCCCAGCCCTGGATCGTCGTTTCCCGGCCCAGCACCTGCCAGGCGCAGCACCCCGCCGGCGAGCCGATGCCGCCCAGGGCTTGGAGCGCCGCCCATACCGATTCCCTGGCGTCAACAAGCTGAAACGGGACCCCACCACCACGGCCGGCGCCGATCACGCCGCCCATGTCCGCCGCCTTCAACCCCTCGAAGCCGGCCCGAATGAAATCGCCGTGGAACCGGTCGCCGGCCGCCAGCATCTCGGCCGTGATCGTGCCGGCCTCGTAGAGCCGCTGGAGCGTGCCGCGCGTCCGGTAGGGCTGGCTGATCTCGCCCTTGTCGTCGAGCAGCGTCTCGGGGGACAGCTTGACGTCCCCGCGCTGGAGCCTGATCTGCGGCGGCCCCAGCACATCAGCATCGACCTTCGTCATCTTCGGTATCCCCCGTCGCTTTGCCAAAGCTGCCCCATCGTCTTTCCCCGTCACTTCGCCGCAGCGTCGGCCGGCGGCGGCGCCGTCAGCCCCGCCACATAATCCGCCCAATACTTGTCCAGCGCCGCTGCGCGCACCCTCTCGGCGGCGAGCTGCTGCTGGAGCACCGCGCGGTCGGCGATGGCGTCGTTCGCGGCCTGGGCGTTCTGGTCGCGCTGTTGACGGATGACACCGGCGAGGGCCTGCAGGTCGGCGGCTGAGGGCTGGGGCGGCTCGGCGTATACCAGCGCGATGCCGTTGAGGGCGGCGGCGAGGGCGGCGGCGAGCGCGATGGCAACGACAATGGTGCGGATCATGTTGGGTCTCCGTTGGTTCAATCGATCACGAAATAGGGCTTGGCGCCCGTGTCTGCCGGGCCGCATTCATGCCCGACCGATTCGAAATCGTCGGGGCTATGGCATAGGTGAGCGGCCCTGATCCGCTCAACTTGCACCCATAGGTTTCCGGCCTCACGTCGCACAACCTCAACACCGCCCCGCACACCCTCCAGCGCCCTGCGCAACTCGTCGACGGTCATGTCCTGTCTCCGCTGGTGGGGTTGAGGGATTCGAGGGCGGCGCGGGCGCGGGTGAGGGCTTCGTCTGTGCTGGCCCACGAGGCGACCACCGCCCGGTAGGCGTCATCAACCGGCACGTTTTTGGGCATCAACATCGCCGCGTGGAGCTTGAGTCTTTCGCTCAACAGCGTCACCGCCGTCAGCAGCTCGCGCCTCGTTGCTCATCACGCCGCGCTCCTCGGCCGCCAGACACGCCGCATCGGCACGTCCTGATATCGTCGGCCCGCGTAGATTTTCGTCATGCGCGCTTCCGTGACGAGCCAGCCCGGCGGCTTGTCGTCTTGCCACGCATCGTCGCTCCATGCTGGCGGCGCGCCCGTTGGTGATTCGGGCTCGCCCGGCTGCCGAAGTGTTGGTGGGCGCCCTCGGCGACGCTGTTCAGGCTGCTGCGCCATCGCCCCCGTCGGCCAGTAGACGCGCCGGAAAGCTCCCTTGCTGCCGGTAATCGGCCGACGCCCGGTGCCGATCTTGTCGGCGGCGACGAGCTTGTCGAGGAACGCTGCGACGATCGTCGGGTCGAGATGATCGAGCGACGCGCAGATGTCGGCCATCGTCGGCGGCGCGCCAGGGCGATGCGCAGCGACGACAGCATCCAGGATTGCGGTCTCGTCGCCCATCATCGCCTCTCCCAACTCGGCCTGTGATACGCCCTCCGCGCCTCGGCCCACGCCTCCTCGAACGCCGCGATGAACTCGTGCGCCTCGCCCTCCGGCAGCCGCTCGTACCGGACGATCGGACGGCCGGCGCAATCGAAAAGCTCGAGCACGACGAGGCCGGACTCGGTCGCGTGGATCGCGTGGCGCGATGCGATCGGGGTGCGGCGGGCGAGCGCGGGGTTCACTTCGCCTGCTCCCACACGATCGCCGTAGCGGCTTTCGGCACCTGCTCCCACGCCCATGCCGATCGCTCCGTTGACGTGCCCGACTCGACCGCGGCCGGCATGTCGGCGGTCTTCTCGTGCCAGTCTTTCGAGTCCGGCTCCCAATATCGGATGCAGATTTTCAAGGCCGCCCCTCCATGGGCTCATCCCCGGAAAGTCCGGGGCGCGGCGGCCAAGGTTTGTCAGCCTTCGGCATCGGTCCCCACTCGGGCAGCCACTCGCCGGTGCGCTCGAGGTGATCGCGCCTCAGCCGGTCGACGGTTTCTTCGGTCGGCGCGTTGTCTCGGCCTTGCGCTTTCGCCCGCCGGTCGCGCGCCTCCATCACCGCATCCGTGAAGTACTTCAAGCTTTTAGCTCGCGCCGCCCGTCCATCCTGGACCATCGCTCTGAGCGTCGGAAAGATGTGCTTTTCCGGGTCGCAGCCGTCGGCAAGCCACTGGTGGACGACGCCCCATGCCCATGTCGGATCATCGGATCGGCCGAGGATTTCGAGGCATCTCAGCCCAGCCCGGCGCGCGCGCTCGTCGGGGTCGGAGCTGGATGGTGGGCTAGCTTGTCGTGTCGTGTCGTGTCGTGTCGTGTCGTGTCTATCTGGGACATCCGCGGCCTGTCCCGTCGTTGTCCCAGGGGGTTGACCCTGGTCTGTCCCTTGGCTTGTCCCCGTCTCTGTCCCCGTCTCTGTCCGCGGGACATCCCTGTTTTGTCCCGCCCTCATTCGCGCCTTCCGTTCCCGTTCCTTGACGCGCCTGTCCCATGCGTCGAGGGCCAATGCGGCGAGAGCTCGGTGGTAAAGCCGCCCGTCACTGCACTTGACGAATCCGTGCAGCGCGCGCGGCCTCATCTTCTTCCACGCCTTGATGTCGCGGCCCAAATCGGCCAGCCGGCAGAGCTGCACGTCGTCATCCGGCAGGCTTGCTGCCGGCACCTGATTCCACGCTGCCCACCAGAGCGTCACGCCGGCCCGCCACTCGCTGTCGTTGCACGCGGCATTGAACTCCGAGCCAAACAGCTTGTGGCCGTAAAGCGGCATCCAGGGCTGTCCGGTCAGGTCGACGCCCGCTGGCACCATCGGCTCCGGCAATGCTTCCGTCATTCCCCCCTCGCCAAATTCCCGAACCGCGCCCGCGCCCCGTCGAAATGCAGCCGCACCGTCGGCGTCGGCCCCTGCCGGTTCTTGCGGATCAGCACCTCGGCCACGCCGCGGGCCTTGTGAAGCCGCTCGGACCACACGGCCCATCTCTTGTTGAAGCGCTCGTCGTCGTCGAAATCGCCGGCCTTGGGCTCGGCGTTCTTCAGGTAATACTCGTCGCGGTAGACGAACATGACGACGTCGGCGTCCTGCTCGATTGAGCCCGACTCCCGGAGGTCGGAGAGCTGCGGGCGCTTGTCCTCGCGCTGCTCGACCGCACGCGAGAGCTGGGACAGCGCCACGACCGGGACACCGAGCTCCTTGGCCATGACCTTCAAGTCGCGGGTGATCTTCGATATCTCCTGCGTCCGGTTTTCCTCGCGGCCGCCGATCATGAGCTGCAGGTAGTCGACCGCGACGAGGGCGAGACCATGCCGGCGCTGGTGACGGATCGCCCTGGCTCGGAGCTGTAGGACGGATACGGCCGGCGTGTCGTCGATATAGAGCGGGATGTCTGAGAGCCTGGCGCGCGCGTCGATCAGCGCCGCCATCTGATCGGCGTCGATCTGGCCGCGTTGCTGCAGGTCGGCCGAGACGCCCGTGTCCCCAGCCAGGATGCGCTGGGCGAGCTGCTCGCCCGACATCTCCAGGCTCGCGAAGATCGCCGGTGCGCCGTTCTGCGCGACGTGCCGGGCGATGTTGGCCGCGAGCGCCGTCTTGCCCATGCTAGGCCGTCCGGCGACGATGACGAGGGTTCCCTTGTGGAGGCCGCCGAGCGCGTCGTCGAGGTCAGCCAGGCCGGTCAGAAGCCCCCGCGGCTTGCCGCCGGCCTTGTAGCCCTCCTCTGCCGCGACGATCGCCCGATCGAGGCTGCTGCCGAGCGGCACGAGCGCGCCGCCGCTGATCGCGGAGAGTTGGTGGAACTGCTCCTCGGCGGCGTAAATGGCCTGGTCCGACGTGTTGTCCAGGCCCTCGTCGGATGCCGCCTCGGCCAATCGCGCCGCGATGTCGATCAGGCGCCGCCGCTTCCAGCACTCGACCACGGCCGCGGCATAGTCCCTCGCGCCGACGATCGTCACGGCCGATGCGGCGAGGCGCGCCAGATATTGTGCGCCGCCGATCTCAGCAAGCGAGCCGTCCCGGTCGAACGCGCCCTTGAGCGTCACGGGCGTGGCGACGTGGCCGGCCAGGATCATCGCCTCGATCGCCTCGTAGATCCGGCCATGCACCCCGACGAAGAAATGCTCAGGCCTGACCAGATCCGCCACCAGATGGAACGCGCGGTTATTGGCGAAGATCGCGCCGAGCAGGGATTGTTCGGCCTCGTCGTTGTGTGGCAACGGGGCCGGGTCCGGGTTGCCGAACGGCACGATTTCAGCGGTCATGCCGCGACGCCCCCGCTCAGCACAAAGCCCCACCCTTGGAGCGTCAACTCGACATCGATCACCGACCGGCACACGCCAACGTGGCAGCCGGCCGCGCGAAGCTGCCGGTGAACTTCCTTTTGCTCGGGCGTCGTGTCGCGCTGCGGCGCCTTCAATTCGATGAAATAGGCGCGTCCCTGGTGAATAATCTCCAGGTCGGGCCAGCCGGTCCGCACGCCGTGCCGCTTGAGGTCGCGCTGCGCCTGGACGCCGCGCTTGCCTTCGTTCGGGCTGTGGTGGACCATCGCGCCCCGCGGCAGCGCATAGCGGAGAAATGCGACGACGGCGCCGTGCAACTCGGCCTCTCTCATTCTGCGGCCTCCTGCTCATCAGCCATCACCGGCGGCCACGGCAGCTTTGCGACGCGGTCGATCGCCCAGCCACCCTCCCAAAGCTCGGGCATGGTCGCGTCCTCATGCGGCCGGGTCGTTCCGACCACGCGGGCGAACACCGAGCGCGCGTCGGCCGCGTGCCTGAGCCGAGGCGCCAGGATGATGTCGCGCTTGACGCCCTCCATGAGCTGGCGCAGCAGCGCTGGCGTGGCGCCGGCACAGAGCCCGCAGATCTCGTCCATCGCCTCGTCGGGCAGCGTCAGCGGGGCGAGGTAGCGCTTCAGGATGGCGAAGCGCTCCTCATCGCCTGGGATGTCGATCGTGATTTGGGCACCGAAACGGCGCCAGATCGCCGGGTCTATCCCGTCCGGCTTGTTCGTCGCGGCCAGCATGACGCCCGAGAACCGGTCGATATGCTGGAGCAGCGAGACGACGATCGCATTGGCCTCGCGCCCCGCTGCCTGCCCGTCCCGCGATCGTGCCTGAGCGATGCCGTCGAACTCGTCGAGGAACAGGACAAGGCTGTCCTGCTGTTCGCGCACCGCGGCGAAGAGCCGGACGATGTTGCGGCCGGTCTCGCCGACGTACTGGCTGCGCAGCGCGCCCATGTCGATCAGGACAAGCGGCAGGCCCAGGCGCGCCGCGAGATGGTGCGCCAGCGTGGTCTTCCCGCAGCCGGGCGGCCCCGACAGGAGCATGGTGCGGCGCGCCTTGAGGCCGACGGCGGCAAGCACCTCTTCCGCGCCGAGCTCGACGAGCCACTGGTGCATCGCGGATCGCACCGCGGGAGCGAGGATGGGCGCGTCCGACTCCTCCGGCGGCAGGATCGTTGCGTAATCGGTGATGGCCTGGACAGGCTTCAGCCCCTGCGGCTCCATATCGCAACCCTCGATCAGGCGGCGCGCTTGTCGTCGGATGCGGCCGGTTTTGCGGGCTTCTCAGGCTTTTTGCGACGCAGGAAGGCTGGGATTTCCATGCCGTCCGATCCGGCAGCGGCGCACCACGCCTCATCCCAGGCGGCGCGGCGCGGGTCGCGGGCCGGATAGGGGTTGGCCGTCACGGCAATGCCTTGCTGAGCGGCCTCGCGGCCCTTCGCGCGCGCATCGTCGACCGTGTCTTCGGGTGCCGTCGGCTCGGCTGGATCTGGCGACTCTGGGGGCGCCTCGGGCGCGCCGGCGGCACCTTCATCGTCGTCGGGGTTTGGCGGCGATGGCGGCTGGCTCGCGGGCGGTTGACCGGAGGCGCGGCGGATCGCGGCCTCGCCGAGCGGGGTGTCGGACAGCATCCCGAGCGCCGCCTTGTAGAGATCGAGCAATGCCTCCTGCTCGTCGCGCTCCTCCTGCGAAAGACGCCGCAACCGCACGATGGCGCGCATGGTCTTCGTGTCGAAACCGGTGCCCTTGGCCTCGGCGTAGACCTCTTTGATGCCCTCGGCGATCGACTTCTTTTCCTCCTCGAGCCGCTCGATCCGCTCGATGAAGGATTTGAGCCTCTCGCCTGCTACGCCGCCGACATCGGGCATGTGATGCTCCAAGGTTGGTAAAGTGCCGGCCCCACGCCCAAGCGCAGGACCGGCCGAGGTTGGGAGGAAACGCCTAGAAGACGTACCGGCGAGAGTGCGCCGGCCGCACCTGCACGCCGCTGGGCGTGAAGCTCGTTGATCATCTCGGCTGGCTCCCGAAGAGCGCGCGGCCTCACAGCAGCGGCCTCTGCCCGTCGCGCCAGTCGCGCGCGGCACGGATCAGCCTCGGGATGAGCGTCTGCTTCCGATGCTTGCGCCGAAACCAGCGTCCGGCGATCTCGGTATGCCGATCCGCCCGCCAGTGGTGGTAGGCCATCATCGCGTCGCAGAGCCGTCGCCATGCCCATCTCATCGGTCCATCGCCATGCGCCGCTGGATGCGGCTCACGAAGTCCGAGAGATCGCGCTCGAGCTCGGGGTCGAGATCGGTCGCCATGCCGGCGAGGCGGCGCGCCTCGGCGGCGAATTCCGGCACCGCGGCCATGAGCCGCATCGTGTGCACGAAATCGGGTGTCGACGTGCCGTTGAGCCACGCAAGCGCCGTGCGCTCGTTGCAGGCGGCGACATCCGCGACCGCACGCGCGGCACGGCGGCCGAAGCCGAAGGCCGCAGTCAGGGCCTGCGAGACGGCCGACTCGGCATCGCGTTGCGTGAGGCTCAGCGCGGGGGCCATCGCGTTCATGCGGGGAACTCTGTTCGTTTTGGCGCGACGAATGTTGTCAGGGTTCGGTGAGGACACTGCGCACGCTCCGGTGAGATTGTCGGGGCGTGCAACGGAGACTGATTGCTATGGACACAAACGACCCGACGACCGAGAGCGAAGACAGGGACGCGCTGCAACGCGGCCCCGCTCTCTTGCGCGGGAAGAGACAGCGAAATTTCAGACGATTGGGCGAGATCATCGCCGGCATGGAACGGCCGGCGGTGCGCGACGGACAGGCGCCCGATCATGCTGGACCCTCGGCGAACATGCGGTCGCGCAATCGCTCGACGCCCTCACGCGAGATTGCCTCAAGCGGTTTCCAGGCGACCGGCGTTTCGCCGCAGAAGAGGCGATGATGCTTATCGGGGGGCTCGCCGACCGACCATTCGGAAACCCAGTCGCCCTGGGCGTTCTCGGGGTCGTAGCTGGCCCAGCCCTCTTGGCTCTTGTAGAAATTCGGAATGTTGGCGTTCCACCAGCCTTCAACGGCGCCAAAGTCGCTCGTCAGCAAGAGCACATGCGTGCCGTCGCGCGGCGCGGTCGAGATGCGACGCCATCCGCTCACGCCGCCCTCCTCCGCCAATGCCGCGGCCCATATCGATCGAGCACGTATCGGACGGCGCGGGGGGTCACACCGCAGGCCGCGGCGATACGCTCGACCGGATGTCCGCTCGCCGCCGATGTCACGATGTCGTCGATGCGATCGGCATCATGCGGCTTGCCGCGGCGCTTCAGCGCGGGACGCACCAGCTCGGGCGCCCAGCGATGGACGATGCGGCGCACGCGGTTCGGCGAGAGGCCGAAGCGGAACGCCAACTCGCCGAAGGACGCGCCAACCTCATATCGGGCGAGGATGATGCCGTTTCGGGTAGCGCGGTTCATCGTGCACACCCGATCGGCTGAAAAGCGGCGCGCCCGGTGCGCCGGCAATGTCGCCGGGGGTTGAGGGCGAAGGCATGCGGATGTGACGTCGGAGGATGTCATCGACGTGCCTAGGCGCTGGTGGCGGAAAGAGTTCGAGCGGCGCCCTGGGGGCCTACGGTCGTGCCGTCCCTAAAAGGTGCTGGGGGCCTCGCGAGCCGTACCAGACCGCTCTCCGGGTATGCCGATGAAGAAAGAACCGCCAGCGCAAGGCCGGCGGCGAGGTTGGCGCCGTGGCCCAGGGAGTGGAAGCCCGGCGCGAGGAAGGGGGATGCGATGCGGGGATGGTGATGCCCGGCGGACGGCTTGCGCTGTGCCGCCGGGCGCCCACGAGCGGACAATTTCCGACGCATCTGAGCGGCGCGGCGCTCACGTGGCTTGCCGAGAAGGATCAGTTGTCGCGAGAGCGTAGCGACGCGGCCCAGGCCTCGCAGGCGCGCACCGCCCTGATCGCGAAACAGGCGGCGATCGTCGCTGCAATCGCCGCTATCGTCGCGAACGTTATCGCGATAATCGGCATCGTCATCACGTGCCTCGCGTGGCTGTGGCCGAGGGGTTGAGGGGATGGAGGCGCGCGGCATCACAGCCTCGTCCGGTTCGTTGCTTCGAGCGCGGCAATTTCGGCGGCCGACCTGTGGCGCCGACGCCGGACGATGGGTGGGGCGCGCTTCTTCGCAGCCCGGTCGGCGATAATGAGTGGGAGTGCGAAGGCAAAGGTGAATGAAAAGCCGAATACTCCCGCCGCGACGGCGCAGAGCCAAACGTCATCGGCCATCACCGTGATCGCAAAGGATGGGACGGCGACTGTTACGAGGATGGCGGAGATCGCCCAATCGCGCATCAGGCGGCCCTCCCCGACGCGGGTTTCTTCGCGGCGATCCGCGCCAGCAGCTCCAAGGTGATGTCAGCGAATTGCCGTTTCTCGGCCGCTGCAACAACGGCCGCCCATTTACTCGCCGGGATGCTGTTGCGGTTGCGCCACGCGCGGACGGTGACGCCAACCTCGCCGAGGTCGGAGCCAAGCTCCTCGGCGGTCTCCCACCGCGAAATGACGTCGGCGAAGGTCTCCATGCCAGAGACGATACAGCGGGTATCGCTTAATGGCAATACCAATTGTATCGGACAAATTCAACCCCATCCGATACGATGTGCAACGCCATGGACGAGAAGAAACTTCGCGCCAACCGCCTCAAGCGCGCTCGAGAAGAGGCTGGGTTTGACAGCGCCGCTGCGTTCGCGGATGCGGCCGACGTTCCAGAGGCGACGTATCGCTCCTACGAGAACGGCACACGGACGATCACCGATAACGTTGCGCGCCAGCTCGCGAGGCATCTGCCGCGACCGTGGCACTGGATCCTCTTTGGCGACGAGCTGAAGGAGGCGAGCGAGCTGCCAGCGACCGCGGGCGAGCCCGTCAACATCCTTTCGCCCCGGGTGCGCGACGCACGCATGGTCGGCGTCGACGAACTCGACTTGACCGCATCCGCCGGCGCTGGAGGCGAGGTCGGCGACGTCGCCGTGTTGCATCGATGGCGCGTCCCCAGAGACCTTGCCGAGGTAGCCACGGACTCGCCGATCGAGAGCATCAAGCTTCTCAGGGTCAAGGGTGACAGCATGGTGCCGACATACAGCCCGGTCGATCGGGTCATGGTCGACACCGCCGATCGAATCCCCTCCCCAGAAGGCGTCTTCGTCGTCTGGGATGGGCTCGGCTTCGTCATCAAGCGGATCAGATACCTGCCGCATTCGGACCCGCCGACGGTTCGAATGTCGTCGGACAACACGAAGTACGACCCTTACGACCGCGTCCTTGGCGAGGCCTACATCCAGGGTCGGGTCATCGGGAAATGGCTATGGACGTGAGGGCGTTCTTCCTGGCGGCTGCCTTGGCGGGAGCGCCTGTCGCCGCGCTCGCCGATGAGCCGACCGATCCGGGGCAAAGCCAGCAGTCCCGATGTTTCGAGATCGCGACCAAACGCGTGTCCGACATAGAGCCGGACTACATTCTCATCGATCAGTGCAACGGCCATAGTTGGGTCCTGGTGCGTGCGCCCGTGGCAGCGGCGAAAAAGGACGAACCTGCGACATTCACCTACGAATGGCACCCGGTTTTGTTTTCAGACCATCAAGCCGAGCTTGCGATGCCGTCGCTTTCGCCGTCACGAGGCGCCCCAAAATGACGGGAGTTAAATAACGGGCGCCGTCAGCAGAAATTAAAGAAAGGGCTGGCATGGGCCTAAACGCCGCCGAAACCGTCTCCTTGCTTGTCCAGTGCGCGAATTGCCAGCAGACAATCGATAAGCTGCTGAGTTGGCTTATCGTTCACAATAGTACGCCCTGCCCGCATTGTGGCGACGTCATCGATCTCCAAAGCGGCGATAATGGGTTTCGTATCCAGAAACTCGCCCAGGCGTGCGCGAGCATCGACGCTGCGCGCGGCCCGCTCGGCTAGCTCCGCGAGAATGTCCGCCGCGCTGACCGGGATGGTCCCGTCCGTCGCTTCGCCCATGATCCGCTCCTAAAGGTTGCTCTGACGGGGCGACGGTAGCACGGCTGCGCCTGTGGTCGATACATTTTGTATTGACATGATCCGATACGATATGTATTGTTCTCTCCAGCCACCCACTGGAGACAGCCTCGTGCAACCGCATCCCGCCGCCGAACTGATCCCCCCGATGACGGACGCCGAGTTCCTGGCGCTCGTCGAGGACATCATCGACCACGGGCAGCGCGAACCGATCGTCGTTCATGAGGGCCTGATCCTCGACGGGCGCCACCGCTTCCGCGCCTGCCAAGAAATCGGCATCGAGCCGCGTGTCGTCGAATGGGATGGCGAGGGCTCCCCTGAAGCCTTCGTCATTTCGATGAATCTGCATCGCCGGCATTTGAACGAAAGCCAGCGGGCGATGATCGCGGCGCGACTGGCGACGCGGCCAGTTGGGCGCCCGACCAGACACGAAAATGAAAATGGGGAAATTTCACCAATTTCCCCGGGAGCGCTTACGGCGGCCCAAAGCGCGGCTCTTCTCAATGTTAATCGGCACACCGTTCAGAGTGCGAAGAAGGTTCTTGCGGAGGGTACGGCCGAGGAGATTGCCGCCATCGAGCGCGGCGACGCCGCAGTTAGCACCGTCGCCAACCAAATCCGCAAAGGCGAGTCGAGGGAGGCTCGCACCAAAAAACGCGATACGCCGATGGCGCTAGCCGGCAAGAACCCTGAGCGCATCCAGCGCCAACAAATGCACGCCGAAGTCTGGGGCCGCGTCAAAGAGGCCCTGATCCAACTTACCAGCCTCCCCCTCCCCTCCGATGTCGCGTCGATCGCGCGCAGCCACGACCGGACTGGCCTCGTCGACGCGCGCCTCACCAAAGCCAGCGCTTGGCTGAAGGAGTTCGAACATGCCTGGAGCAACCGTGACCAAACTGCCGCGTAAGAACGACGGCCCAAAGATCGTGACGCTGACGCCCGAGATGGCGATGGCGATGCTTGAGCACAACCAACTGAACCGGCCGCTGAACGATCAGCATGTCCAGCGCATCTCGCGGCAGATCACCGCCGGGAAATGGCGCTTCAATGGCGACACGATCAAAATCGCCGACAGCGGCGACGTGCTCGACGGGCAGCACCGTCTTTGGGCGATCATCGAATCGAAGATCGCCGTCGAGACCATCGTCGTCCATGGCATCGAGCGCGACGCATTCGCAACGATCGACACGCTGCGCAAGCCGCGTTCCGGTGCCGACACGATCGCGCTCAACGGAGCGAGCCGATACCGCAACATCATCGCGTCGGCCTTGACTTGGATGCTGCGGTGGCAACGGGGCGCTCTCGAAGGCTACACCGCGCCGCAGAACAAGATCGAGAATTCGGATATCGAGGAAGCCTTTCAGGCCCACCCCGGCATCGCGCGCGCGGTTGAGCGCGTCATGAAGTTGCGAGACCTAGTCAATCCATCGATCCTGGCTTTCGCCTACTACGCCACCGCAAATCGGAACGAAGCGCTCGCCGAACAGATGGTCGAGACACTGATCGACCCGTCCGGCATCGGCGTGAACGACCCCTTCTTCCGGCTGCGCTGCTACTTCGCGTCCGATCATCACAAGCGCAAGGAAGCGCTGATGACGATCGCGCTGACCTTCAAGGCGCTGAACGCGGCGAAAGAGGGGAAGAAAATCCAGTCCTTGAGTTGGCGCAGCCAGGGCAAGACGCCCGAGGAATTCCCGACGCTGAACGTCGGCACCGAATTGAAGCGGAGCGCCTAACCATGTCCCTCGCATCCATCATGGCCGCCGCCGAGCTCGCCATCGCCGAGTCCGCCCGTCGGCATCTGCCGCCCCGCAAGCGCCCCGAGACCTTCGCCGACTTCGACCGCGCCTCCGTCGCCGACATCCTGAGCGCCTTCACCGCGCCGCCCGAGAGCGACATCGATCGCTTCGACGCGCTGGCCCGGCTCGGCATCGACGTGTCGCGCTCCGAGGAGCTGGCGATGCTCGCGCGGGAGCATCTGCTGTTGGGCTGGGATGTGGAGCGGTCGGCGCGGGTGTTGCGGGGGCGGATGGCGGGGAAAGGGGAGGCGGCGTGATGGACAAGAAGACGCTTGCCGCACTCAAAGGCAGCATCGCGAATTGGGAAGGCGTCGTCGCCGGCAAAGGTTACTCCAACTGTTCGCTGTGTGACCTGTTCAACTACGCGGGTATGCCCGACGAAGAGCGGTGCGACGGCTGTCCCATCAAAGAGAAAACCGGGCGGCGGTATTGTGTGAGAACACCCTATGAGAAATGGGAATATGCCCCAGAAGAAGGCGATGAGAAGCGCCGAGCGGCCGTCGAGGAACTCGCCTTCCTGAAATCCTTTCTCCCGCAGGACACGCCATGAGCGCGACCCTTAAACCGCTCTACCTCAACGACATCCCCGTCACCCGCGTCGCGTCCTGGGCCGAAGCCGCGGAGTGGTTGAACGCCGAGTTCGCCACCGACTGGCACGGCGCCGAGCTGTCGACGATGGGCAACGAGATGCCGGCGCGCGGCGATGACGCGGGCGGGTTCTGGCTGCCGAGCAAGGCGGCGATTGGCCGTAGCTCGGATATCGCGGCGTAGGAGGCAGAGCATGACCCGCTACCTGATCAAGGCGACGAAGACGGTCACGACCATCAGCACGACGGAGAAGGTCGTCGACCTGCCGACCGACAACCCGCTTGACGCGCTCGCTTATGCCCGCGTCGGCGCGGCGTTCGGCGACTACAGCGACAAGAACCCGCTGAAATACGCCCGTTGGGAGGTGGGACCGGACCGCGAGGAGATCGAGTTCCGTGTGCTGGATGCGCCGGCCGAGGAAGAGGTTGAGCCCGCGCCAGAACAACCGCCGACGCCCGTGCCGGCAGTCGAAGAGACCGAGTTTTGACATGAGCCGCCCGCTGCTGGCCGAGCGCGCAACGTCCGCCGCCGCGCTGGTGACCGAGATCCTGGGCCGAAGCGTCGAGCGGATGGCGGCCGAGATCGTGCGGCTGGGCGAGCGGGTGACGCCATGATCGACCTGCAACCGTTTTGTTCGACCAACAAGTTGCGGCCCTCCCTTCATAGGCCGTGGTCCGCCGGACGGTGGAGTATCGCGACCAACGGGCACATTCTGGTCCGCGTCCCACGACGCGACGACATTGCCGAGAACCCGAGCGCGCCGGACATAAAAGGGGTCGTCCGCGCTCTTGATGGCGTAACCTTCCGACCCCTTCGCAACATCGACGTGCCGCCTCCCGCAGACAGCGAGACCGAGTGTTCAAAGTGCGACGGCCGAGGCACCGAGCACGACTGCCCGCAATGCACCTGCGAGTGCGAGGCTTGCGAGGGCACCGGCGTCGCTGTCCCGGCCGAGTCTGTCTCTGTCGGCATCGGCGGCGTGCCATTTTCCGCGAAATATGTGCGCCTGCTGCAATGTCTGCCGAAGATCGAGGTCGGCGCCGACCTCAAAGTCAGGGAACCGATGCCTTTTCGGTTCGACGACGGCGGCGAGGGTGTCCTGATGCCCCTCTTTTACGCGCTTCCAACGCACATCGAGGAGCCGGCACCATGACCTTCCCCTCACCAAGCTCATCCCTCCGCATCCCGCCCCGGCCCCGTAAGCCGGGCGCCCAGCCGCCGCGCTGGCCGGCCGTGGTCCGCCGCGTCCTGGTCGCGCTTCACCTGCGCGCGCCGGAGCCCACGACGTTTCAGCGGTGCCTCGCGGTGCATCTGCATCACGCGGCCGAGAGGAGCGCGATGCGATGAGCGGCGGGATGCAGATCTTCGATTGGGCCGCGCAGACCTTCGCCGGCATCGTGCTGGTGGCGATCGTGGCCATGGTGGTGCTGTGACGAAGCCGCCTCGCAAGCTGCGCGTCATCGACGACATCGCCGGCGAGCGCCTGGCGCGCAACGGCATCGGCGGGACGCTCGCCCACACCGCTCAACTGCTTTCGGAGATCGCAGCATGACCACCGCAACACCGACCATCATCCGCGCCTCGTCGCTCTCCGGCTATCCCGATTGCCCGCGGCGCAGCGCAGCGCGCATGTTCCGCGCCGAGATCATCGCCGCCGGCCACGACCTCAGGGACTCGCCCCGCTCGATCGGCGCTGCCGTCGGGACGGCCGTGCACAAGGCCGCATCGGTCATGCTGATCGAAAAGGCGAAGACCGGCTCGCTGCCGCCGCTCAGCACCTGCCACGACGCCGCGGTCGAGACGGTCAAGGCCGAAGCCGCGGACGGCATGCTCTACGACCGCGAGACACCGGCGCTGAACGAGGCGCAGACCCAGGTCGTGCGGATGGCGACCGTCTATCACCACGACGTCGCGCCCGACATTCAGCCGCTGATCGTCGAGGAGCGGATGGAGGCAGACGTCGCGCCAGGCGTGGTGCTGTCCGGGCAATCGGACGTCATCGCGCGCGAGCCCGGCCGCGTGCGCGACCTGAAGACCGGCAAGATGCTGGGCAACCACAAGCCCCAGCTTGGCGCCTATTCGTTGCTCGGCCGCAGCAACGGCATCGATGTGACGGAAGCCGGGATCGACTTCGTCCAGCGCGTGCCCCTGAAGAAGCCGCAGCCGGGGGCGGTCAGCCAGGTGCACGACGTCGCCGCCGCCGAGACGGCCGCAACCAACATCATCCGGCATATCCAAGACGATCTTCAGACGTTCCGGCGCGGCGACCCGGTGCGCGGTGTGCTGCCCGGCGACCCCTGGGCCTTTCCGGCAAATCCATCGTCGATGCTGTGCTCCGCGAAATGGTGCACCGCCTTCGGCACGACCTTCTGTCGCGAACATCAAGAGATCGAAGAGGAGTAGAAGCAGCATGTCCGCCCGACCGCAACTCGTTTCCCCGCGTTCCGTCCAGACTTTGGAGGCCGTCCGCAATGCCTCTGGCGGCTTTGACGTCGACGCGTTCCACGTTATGGACGAGCGCGACAACCAGCTCATCGAAGATGAGATCCTGCACGGCGCTGGATCGTCGAAGTTCGTCTACAACTTCGAGATCGCCGGCACGACAGTCGCTGGCATCAGCGTCATCGGCGCTCGCCATCTCGCGGCCCATTATGGCGGCTTGAAGCACCGGCTGATCGCCAGCGTGCAGAAGGTCGATGCGCTGTTCACCTTCACCAGCTACCCCCAACAGGGCATGCCGATGGAGATGCGCTGCGCTGTCATCCCCGATTTGGCCGATGAGCCGGATTTCTACGGCGCGGTCGTCGAGATCGCCGACATCAAGACCGGCAATTCGGTCCAGATCGAACGCCGTGAGAACCGCTTCGAGCGCAAGCGGAACGGCGAACTCTACGAACGACCGAACTATTCGACGATCGCGCAGAGCAAGGCCTACCGCAACGCGATCCTGTCGCTCATCCCCCAGGACGTCCAGATCCGGTGGAAGGAGGAGATGTTGAAGCTGCGCAAGAACGACACGATCACAGACAGCGTCATCGACCAGAAGCGTTCGGTTGTCCTGCAATTCGCGACCAAGCACGCGATCCCGTTGCTGCGGGAGCGTGTCAACGATCTGACGATGGATCAGATCTCCGGCCTTGCTCAGGCATCTCATGAGGGCAAGGTGCCGGCATTCGCCCAGGCGGCTCAGGCCATCGGCATCGTGGTGGAACGCGCCGAGCCAAGCCCGGCAACTGACGGCGGCGCGCCCAGCCAAGACCCGAAGCCCGCAGCGATCGAAGATCAACAGCGCCAGCGACGCGCCCGCGCTCCGAAGGCTGATGCCCCGCCGCCGAGCCAGCCGCAGACTGAACCGCCCGGAGACCAGCGCCCCGAGCCGCCGATCGATGATGACGGTCAGCCGCCGCAGGGCCAGTCACAGCCTCAGCCCCAGCAGCAGGCCGCGCCCGACACCAAGCCCCGCCCCGCCCTCTTTAGCTGAAAGGACATCTTCCCCATGATCCAGGCCAAAGTCAGAGACATCCGTGGCTGCGAGCGCGCTGACCTGCAGGTCTCGCGCATCGCGCTTATCGTCGGCGCCAACGGTGCCGGCAAGTCGTCGATCCTGCAGGCGATCGGCTGCGCGGTCGCGGGGCAGGCGCTGATCTTGCCCGAGCTCGGCAAGAAGGGGGCGTCGGGCCTCGTCCGGTCCGGCGCGCAACAGGGCTCGGTGACAGTCGCCGACGATGGCGGCAAGGTCGCGCTCTCCTATCCCAAGGCGGACCTGATGAGCGACGGTGATCCGCCGCACGCCAGCGTCTTCGCCGTCGGGCTCGCGCACGTGCTCGACTTCGACGAAAAGATGCGCGCCAAGGTGATCGGCCAATATCTGAAGACGGAACCGTCTCGCCAGGATCTTGGCTTCGCTCTGGCCGACTCCGGCTGCGGCGAGATCGTGGTCGACCGGGTTTGGAAGCTGATCGAGGAACGCGGCTGGGACGGCGCCCATGCCGCCGCCAAGGAAGAAGGCGCGAAGCTCAAGGGTCAATGGGAGAACATCACCGACGCACGCTACGGTTCGAGGATCGCTGCGAGCTGGGAGCCCGAGGGCTGGTCGATCGACCTTCAGGCCGTGACGCTCGAGAAGGCATCGCAGCGCGTCGCTGATGCGCGCGGGGCGCTCGAGCGCGCGCTCGTCAACGCCGCCCTCTCCGACGCCGAGATCGCGCGCCTGGAGCAGGCCGCGGCCGACGCCGATGCGGTGGGCAAACGCTACAACGAAACGTTCGCCGCGGTCGACCCTGCCGAGAAAGCCGAGGCAGCGGCCAAGGCCGCCCTCGACGCGCTCCCCGCCGTGCCCCAGGGCCATGGCCTGCCCTGCCCGCACTGCAAGGGCCTCGTCCACATGCGCCAGGTCAAGCCGGCCGAGTGGCATATTGAGCCCTTCGTTGGGCTACCGGAAAAAGAACTGCAGCAACGCCGCACCGCGCTCGCCACCGCAGAAGGCAGGCACACCAGCGCCAAGACGGCGCTCGCCGCTGCGCGCCGGGCGCTGCGCGAGGCGGAAGAAGCGCACAACACGGCGTGCCGGGCCCAGGCCGACCTCGCCGCGGCGCGGAGCAAGAGCGGAGATGCCAACGGGGTTGCAACGGCACGTCAGGCCGTTGTCCAGGCCGAGGCTGTGCAGAAGATGATCGACCGCAAGCGCAGAGCCGAGGACATGCACTATCGCGTGCTGCGTCAGATCGCCATCGTCGACGCGCTGGCGGACGACGGCGTGAGACGGACCAAGCTGCTGCGGATCCTCGAGGTGTTCAACCGTCAACTCGGCACGCTCTCGGAGCAAGCCGGCTGGCGCGTCGTCGCCCTCGGCGACAATCTCGGCGCGACCTATGGTGGGCGTCCCTACCCGCTGTTGAGCGTTTCCGAGCAATATCGGGTCCGCGTGCTGTTCCAGGTCGCTATGGCGCAGCTCGACGGTTCCGTGCTCGCCATCATCGACGCCGCCGACGTGCTCGACAATCCCGGCCGCAACGGGCTGTTCGGCCTCCTCGCTGGCCTCGATATGCCGGTGATCGTCGGCATGACGCTCAGCAAGGTCGACCAGGCGCCGGACCTCACCACAGCAGAGATGGGGCAGACCTGGTGGGTCGAGGCCGGCATCGCAGCGCCGCTGTCGGCGGTTCGAAAGGCGGCCGCATAGTTGACGGCCGAAGGGAGGGATCAAGAAATGCTGTTGGCTTTCGACACTGAGACGACGGGGCTCGTTGATTTTCGGATGCCGTCGGACCACCCGTCGCAGCCGCACCTGGTGCAGCTCGCCGCCGTGCTGATCGACGAGGAGACATGGCAGGAGCGCGCCTCGCTGTCGGTCATCATCGAGCCGGAAGGCTGGCAGATTCCCGAGGCTGCGTCGGCCGTCCACGGCATCGACACCGAGACGGCGAAGCGCTGCGGCGTGCCGCTGTCGGCGGCGATCTGGCCGTTCATCTGCCTGCGCTCGCAAGCGCGGCTCACCGTCTCGCACGACGGAGGACTGACATGCCCGACGAAGTGAGGATCAAAGCTGTGGCTGAGGCGTTGGAGGTTCTCCACGCAAAGCGATACGGTGCCGTTCCTCAAACACTACAATTTGAATGGGACGCCGCAAGGCTCGTCGCCGCCTTCGACGTGCTGCACGCCCGCGCCCACGACGCCGCGCAGGCGGAGCGGCCGTCGGAAGAGTTGTGCGATGACGAAGGTTGTCCGCATCACGGTACTGCACATGTGTGTATTACTAGAGTCGCCCCGGCGATGTCGGAGGAGGAGATTGTCGAGGAGTGCGCAATTCGGGCTGCGACCCGCGGGAGTTCCGTCAAGTGGGTCAATATGAGCGAGTATGGCCGAAATATTTGGCGCCGCAGAGCGAGGGAAGGTATCGGCGATTACCGCCAACTCACCCCCGCCGGCATCGACCCGGATCAGGTAGGGGCAATGCTGCATTCCGCCAAGTCCTATATGGACCCCTATCGGTGGAAGGACTGGCGCGACGACTTTGCAAAGAGATTTTCGGGTTACGCCGCGCTCCTCGACCAGAAGAAGGATGGACGGTGATGACTGTCAGCCATGAGTTTGAACGCGCATCCGCACGTGCCGTTATCCGCGCCCTTCGTGGCTTGGAGCAAACCGCCATCATGCTCGAAAAGTGGGGACCGGAAGCATTCCCAGCTAACGAGCAAGGTCAGGTTCACTTTGGCCGCGCGATGACCGACTCCGCAGCCGAGGCTATCAGAGCGGCGTGGAAAACCGCCATCGAGGAAGTCACGAACTTTCCCGACGACGAGGACGGTTGGATTGCCGAACGCGGCCGATTACGCAATGTGATGCTGGAAGCGGCCGGCGAATTGGGCGCAGCTTTGTCACAGGTCGCCCCGTCCGATGACGCGATCATCGTCGGGCACATGAAAGACGCCTACGACAAGCTACATGCAGCGCTCCTCGACCGCGCGGCGGGCGAGGAAGGCGGGAGGTGAGGGCGCCGCGCAAGACAGGACTTCACGTCAAATGCCCACATTGTGATGGCACTGGCAAACTATCGCTAGAGCGCGCATCCGTGGGCGACATGATCTTGGCGCGCCGCAAGATCGCCAAGATGACGCAGGAAACACTCGCCCTCAAAGTTGGCCGCTCGCGCGCTCAGATTGCCAACATCGAAGGTGGCCGTAGCGATCTGCCCATCAAAACGCTGATGCTATTCGCGGAAGCGCTCGACTGTTCTATCCACGACCTGATACCGGAGACACGGTGATGACCCAACAACTCGCCGACGCCAAGGCGCTGCTGACGTACTTTGAGAAGGTGCAGACGCGCGGGTGGACCGCAAGCATCGACGGCGACAGCCTTGACTTGGCAATCGCCGCCCTTCGCCATATGGTCGAGCCGGCGGTGACGGAATGGATGGTCAAGGAAGCTTTGGCAGCAGCGAGATCACCGATCTATGAGTCAAGCATATCGTTCACCGCGATGCTTGCTGCCCTAGCCGCAGCACTCACCGCGCAGGAGCCCAGGACATGACCGCGCGCACGCTGACCGAGATCGCGCGGGCGATCTACGAGCACCTGCAACGATTCGCTGCTGACCCACAGCTCAATCAGACTGAATGGGTGGATGGGAACGGGCAGAAGCGCAGCACGACGCTCTATTGGCATCCCTACGCCGGCCGCGGCGGCTCGCGTGTATCGGTGCGCTATGTTTCCTTCCAGGGCACGACGACGCTGACGCGCGCCGAGGCCGAGGCTTACCTCACGTGGCTCGACGCCGGCAACGTCGGCCGGCATTGGGACCAGCAACGGGGCACTTCGGAGATGTCACCATGACCGCCGCCCCGACCGCGCCGCCGCCGAGCGAGGAGATGCTTCGCGTCAGCACTGCTCTTGCGGAATGTAGCGGGCTTGTCGCCGACTCTAAACGAACTTTTGCCGCGATGATTGTCCGCGCCCTCGCCGACCAGGACCAGCGCACGAGGCGCGAGTGCGAGGCGAAATTAGACGATATGAGGAAGTTGCTTGCGTTGTCTTCGGTGGCTAGCCGAGCGGCACTCAATGCGGCGCTGGCGAGGCTCGCGGAGGCGGATGCGGTGATTGCAGAAGGCACGCTGTACAAATACTACAAAGAACGCAACGAAGCCCTCGCCCGACACGCATCGCGCGCGAAGGAGGCGCAGGGGAGATGAGCGACGACTTTCAGTGGGTATGGGCGCGAAATCGCCGACCGTGACGCCACAATCACCAAGCTCCGCGCCAAGCTGGCCGCGACGAGGGCGACGCTGCGGAAGGCCGTTGTCGAGCGGGGGTATTCAACGACGTATGGGCATCGGACGGTTTGCAAAGAATGTTGGGCAATATGGCTCGACAACGCCCCGGAGGCCCACCGTTCCAACTGTCCGGCCGCCCCCGATGAGGACGTCGCCGGCAAGGTCGAGGAGACGGACCGTGGCTGACGATCTCGACGCGCTGATTCGGAAAGCATTTGCCGCGTTCAACGCGCTGCCGCCGGAAGCCCAGGAGGCCATGATGCGGGACCAGCGGGAAAGCTGGGTGCGCGCCGAGATGAAGCTTGGCCGTGAGAGCCGGGCTTCGGCAGCTCTCTCGCCGGCTTCAGTGCCGACAGTGCGCGTGAGGATCGCGGTGGGCATCGATAGTAAGGGCCGGTGGGATTGCGGCGGCTGCTCGCGGTACAAAACCGACCGCGAGGCCATTGAAGAAGGACTTCAGCCTGAATGGGGAGACGTCGTCTATTTCGTTGAGGCAGATATACCAAGGCCGGCGCCCAACGTACCAACGACAGTCGCCGGCAAGGTCGAGGGAGCGTGAGGATGAAATGTGCAAGGCTTTTTGGTGGCTGACAAAAGATGGTGATAAATCCTGCCTCGCAATGTACGAACGACACTATAGCGCCTATCGGTACGCCGATGGCCGGAAGAGGTACCAATTCGTTGGGCCAGGGCAACACATCGTCCTTAGAACAGGCGCAGGGGATGCCATGTTTGTCTGGCGGCAATACATCGACGACACCATCCCGCATCAAGACGGAATTGAATGCGCCATCTTTCGGAACGAAAACAGCCGATCCTATCTCTCGTCCGAGCTTATCAGACAGGCTGACGCCATCGCTGATTTCTGCTGGCCTAGTCAGAGGCATTACACCAAGATCCGTCCGGCGGCAATTAGGAGCGCAAATCCTGGATATTGCTTCAAACAAGCTGGCTGGAAAAGCGCTGGGAAAACTCAAAATGGATTGTCCATTCTCGAGCGTTTGCCAAGCTGAGGCCGCCCATGCCTGACGACACCCCCGCCGCGACCGAGCGCGACAGAGAGAAGGCGCAAGAGACCGCGATACTGGTTATTGGCGCTTGCCACGGGTCTTCGTTGGGCTTCGATGAGGGGACAAGGCTCATCGCCGCCGCCCTCGCCGCCGCGCGCGAGGAGGAGCGGAGGCGTTGCGCTGCCCTAGTGCGGCAAGTCGCCGCCGCTGATGACGAGTCCGAACTCGGCGCGCGCGCGGCTGAGGCGTTCAATCACGGAAACGCTCGCTCGATGGCGCATCGGCTCCGCGACTGGAGCGAGGTAATTGCCAAGGGCATCGAAGCCCTCACGCCGGAGCCCGACCATGACTGACACCATCGACGCCGACATCCAGAAAATCCGCGATGCTTGGGAAGAGGAAGGCAGCATCTCCCGCCTCGGCATGCGTCCCGGGTTCGACAAGCGCATCCAAGCCGCGCTCGTGCCGCCCGGCGGCGACTGGCAATGCGTTGTCGCCGATGGCGCCATGACGCGCTCTATCGTCTGGCAACACATGGAAGTCGCGATCGTCAACGCGCGCGGCGACATGGGCGACAGTCTCGAAGGCGATATCGCCATGGGGCTGACGGCGACGCCAGTCCTCGATCGAGCGCTGCGCGTGATCTCGATCCTTGCGAACGACCCAGCGAATGCGCCGCTCATCGGCCAGATCTCACGAGCAGCGGTGGCCTATATCGAGCGGCCGGCGTCTGCCGTGTATGAGCCTGAGGAAGAAGACGAAGGAATCGAAGAATGAGCCCCGAGGACCTAACCGCCTGGGCCGACAAGATTGACAACCGGCTCGGGCCTATCTCAGGCCGCGACGCCGACGCACTCGCCGTGCTGCTGCGGAAGGCTGCCGAAGCTCTGAGCGGCATCAGGCATCCGACCGGCAGTGAGGCATTCGCGGCTCATCTGGGAAGGCTTGGCGCACCCGCGCCGTGGGCTCTCTCGGACGAATGGCCCGGCGAAGTCCTTGCCGCAAACAAGGCAATCGCTTGTCGCGCGCTCGATGCCGTTGACGCAGACCGCGACCAACTTTCGACCGAAACAGCGATGTGGATCATCTGCGCCGTCAACACGCTGGCCGGCTTCCGGGCGGAGAGCACATGACTACGCAATCCCGCTATCACTGCAACCTGTGCCGCGACGAGATCGTCTCGCCGGAGAAGCCCGGCAAGCATGGCGTCGGCATCGAATTCCGAGCGGCGTCGTTTGCCGGCACGGCGATTTCGTTCAAACTGATCGAGGCCGCCAACAACCACCTGTGCGACGACTGCGTTCGCGGCATCGCCGAAGAGCGCAAGTCGCCGTGCGAGATTGATATGAGGGCCGACCATGACTGACCTCGCCGCGCTGATCGAGGAACTGGAGAAGGCACAGGAAGGATCGCGGCAGTTGGACGATGCGATCGCCGCCGCCATCGGGAGTGTCACGATCCCTTGGCGGGTGCTCAGCGGCATCGATGATGGGCGCACGGTGCGGGGATCTTCTCCGTCTGAACTTCTGGAAATCGCTCGGTCGCCGCTGAACATTTGCGCGAGTGACCGATACTTGCCGCGCTTTACCACTTCTGTTGATGATGCCTTAACGCTCGTGCCAGAGGGATGGTCAAGCGTTGAAATTCGCCGAGAACCGTGGTGGCTTAACCCGACGAGCGACGGACGCCCTAACCCGAACAAATTCCCGTGCGATGCAGCCATCCACAAAGACGGCCATGAACACATCCCCATCAAATACGTCTGTCGGGGCGAAAGCGGCCTATATATTGACGAGACTACCCGGGCGTTGTGGGGTGCTTTTGGCGGCGCATGGACACTGCCGCTTGCCCTCTGCATCGCCGCTCTCCGCGCGCGGCAGGCGATGGAGCGGGGGGAATGACGTATGCCGACGCTGCCAAACGATGCGCCGAGGAGGCCGACAGGGCGCTTGCCGGCGGCGACAACGAGTATGCCATCAGGCTCATCATCTTGGCGGCTCAGTACGTCAATGCGGCCCGCGCGATCGAGCGAATGGATAGGGCCACGAAACTATCCAAGGACCACCCCGAATGACCGCCTGGAAGCTGGTGCCGACGACGGCGACGGAGGAGATGTGGAATGGATGAAGACAAAGGTGAACCGACAAATTTCCGGCTAGAGCGCATCGAGAAGCTATTATTTGAATTGAGGTATGAAATCGAACGCGGCCTTTTTCAAAGGGAAATCGCCGAGGAAATGCTATTTCAGTTCGTTTTCCCGATAAGCCAGAAGATACCGGGTGGGTGTGTGGCGGCAGAGTTTAGAATGAGGCCGATGACATACAATATGTTCTCTCCGGGGGAGCCCAGATTGAAGGTGGTCAAATGACGGGTTTTAAAGTCGTTCCAAAATCCCCCACCACCGACATGATCGAAGCTGGGTGGGAGGCGGCACAGGAAGAAGATTCCACTGGACACAGCATCTATCTCTCAATGCTCGCCGCCGCGCCTCCGTTCGAGGTGACGCCGGGGATAATCGAAAAGATGGCTCGCACGATGTTCGGGCCATCGAACGATGTTTGGGATAAGCGATGGGCAGCGCTGCACGAGAACGGCATCCGACAGGTCGATGGCTGGCCGGCGGACGGCAAAGAAGCCTATCGGGGGGGAAGCCCGCGCCGCGATCGGCGCGTTTCTCCGGGCGGTGGAGGGGTAGGATGGGCGCTGACACTAAGATCGAATGGGCCGACCACACGTTCAACCCGTGGCTCGGCTGCACGCCGATCAGCCCCGCGTGCGCGCACTGCTATGCCGAGGCCTGGGCCGCGCGCACCGGGCAAGCCTATCTCTGGGAAGGCAACCGCCGCCGCACCACCGCCGAGAATTGGCGCCAGCCACTGAAGTGGAACGCTCGCCTCGACGGCACCGGCCGGCGCGAGACCGTCTTCTGCCTCTCGCTCGGCGACATCTGGGACAAGGATGCCAACGAGATCTGGCGGCGCGACCTGTTCGATAGGATCGAGGCGACGCCGAATCTCATCTGGCTGTTGCTGTCCAAGCGCATCGGCAACGCGGTGAAGATGTGCGAGCGCGGCTTGCCGAAAAACGCGGCGCTCGGCGCCACCATGGTCAATCAGGAGGAGTGGGACCGCGACGCGCCAAAGCTCGACGCCGCCAAGCACGCGCTCGGGCCGCTGTTCACCTTTGCCAGCATCGAGCCGATGCTGGGTCCGATGGACATTCGGCAGTACATGCCGGATCAGGTCATCTGCGGTGGCGAGAGCGGGCCCTACGCCCGGCCGATGAACTCCGCCTGGCCGCGCTCGCTGCGCGATCAATGCGCCGCGGCTGGGGTGCAGTTTTTCTTCAAGCAGTGGGGCGAGTTTCTGCCGGTCGGCCAATGCCTACCCAGCGCCGGCAAGGTCAACGGTGGGACCGCTGTCATGGCGGGGCGGATGAAGCTTCACCTCGCCGGAACGTCAGAGCAATGCCCGAAATACGCTTTCGCCGAAAAGGGCGTCGAGTTCTCGTCGACGAGCGATGGTCGTTTGAGTTTCCGCGTCGGCAAGAAAGCCGCCGGGCGCCTTCTCGACGGCGTCGAGCACAACGGGATGCCGGTGGTGGCGCGTGGCTGACCGCCCCATCATCTTCAGCGGCCCGATGGTGCGCGCGCTGCTCGCCGGCCGAAAGACCATGACGCGCCGACTGGCGACGAGCCCGCTGGCAAGGTGCAAGCCGGGCGACCGGCTTTGGGTGCGCGAGACGTTCTCTTACGACGGCCTGGACTGCGACCGCGGTGGCATTCTGCCGCCATGGTATTGGGCCGATGGTAACCCGGAGGGTGGCGACTGGACGAAGCCTCGCCCCTCGATCCACATGCCGCGCTGGGCGAGCCGTCTGACGCTGATCGTCACCGCGAATCGGATCGAGCGGCTGAACGACATTTCGCCAGCAGACGCAATGGCGGAAGGCGCCAAGCGCTTCGATGACATCCCCATCTCAAAATATCAGTCGCAGTACCCGACAAACGCCGATCGATGGTCGATGGAAGAGCCCGGCGACACAGGGGAATGCCTATCTTCGGCGCGGACCGCATTCGGCGCTTATTGGATCAAGCTGCACAGCGGCGATTCCTGGGATGCCAACCCCGAGGTGGTAGCGCTCACCTTCCGCGTCGAGCGGCGGAACATCGATAAGCTGGAGGCAGCGTGACCGAAGCCGCCCGCGACATCGACCCCTACTACACCGACGCCGAGGTCGCGGCGCTGCTCGACCCGAGCGGCCGCCATATCAAGCCCCGGTCGATCCGGTCGGAGCGCGAGGCGGGCCGGCTCATCGGCACTCGCGTCGCCGGCAAATGGCTGTATCGTAGGGCCGACGTGCTCGCCTTCCTGGAGATCGCCCGCCAATGCCCCGCCCCAACCTCGGACCGCGTCTCGTCGCCATCAGAAATGCCGGCTGGACCCAGGCCACCTATTACATCGTCTGGACCGAGGCCGGGCGGCGCCGGAAAGCGAGTACAGGCCATCAAGACCCAGGGCGAGCCCAGGAAGCCTTCGAGGCATGGCTCGCCGAACGCCACAGGCGGCGCGCAGCCCGCTCAGGTGATCCCGCTGCGGTCCTCGTCTCCGACGTCCTGAGGGGCTATTCGGAAGACCACGGCGGCGAGGTCGCGTCGCCCGACACGATCAAGCACCTCGTCCAGCCCCTCGCCTACTTCTTCCACGGCGACACGATCGAGGCCCTGACCTCCGGCCGCGTCAAGGAATACTGGACGTGGCGCCGGACCAACACGGTCAGGACGACGGCGGACGGGACGCTCGAGGAAGTGCCGCGCGGGGTGAGCGACGGCACCATCATCCGCGAGCTGGCCGGGACCCTGCGTCCGGCGATCCGCCATGCCGTCCAGCAAAAGCGCCTGCAGCCCGGCGACTATCACGTCCCGGTGCCCCAGGCGCCCAGGGGTCGCGATTTTTGGATCACCCGCGCCCAGGCTGCGGCGCTGCTTCGCGAAGCGCGCAAGAGCCCCCAGGGGCGCCTGCACCTGCCCCTCTACATCCTGGTGGCGCTCTACAGCGGCCAGCGGCGCGGCGCCATCCTGGATCTGAAATGGCGCCAGGTCGACCTGGTGGCCGGCGTCATCGACTTCAACCCGCCCAGCCGGCTCCAGACCAACAAGCGGCGTCCCATCATCCCGGTGCCGCGGTCGCTCCTCGCCGCCCTTCGGCGAGCCCACAAGCGGGCTGCGTCCGAGCATGTCATCGCCTACCGCGGCGAGAGGGTGGCCGACGTGAAGACGGGGTTCAACGGAGCGGCGGCGCGCGCCGACATCCCGGACTGCACAAGCCACACCTTGCGGCATACGGCCGGGACCTGGATGGCGCAGCGCGGCGTGCCGATGTGGCAGATCAGCGGCTACCTGGGCCACAGCGTGGCGCGCACGACCGAGCTCTATGCCCATCACCACCCGGACTATCTGAGCGAGGCTCGGGCGGCGATGGAGCGCAAATCGTGAACGACGATTTCATGTGTGCAGAATGTGTGCGCTACCGTCGCCGGTTCTGCACACGTTCCGCGAACGGCGACACCCGCCGCCGCGGAAATCCGCCATTTGCGGCGGACGCACTTCCTTGACATGGAAGGGGTCAGAGGTTCAATCCCTCTAGCGCCCACCACGATTTCAAGCACTTAGCGCACAATGCGGAAATCAAGGTGTGCGTTATGTGGACGAAACATCACCTGAAACGCAAAAAGGGCGGCCACCCCTCTCGGAGCGACCGCCCTTCCCTCCCCTCCGATTCGGGGGAATTACAATGCCATTGCAGTGGCATTCCAATGGATCAGCCGTGCGGCAGCCTCACTCCTCCCGCATCGGGATCAGCGTCGCCGACGGCGCGCACGCCATCGAGAAATCGTCGCGCATGACCGCCTCGTAGCCGTCGTCGGGGCAGCTCGCCATGCGCGTCCGATGCTCCCGCGCCGCGGCTGGGACGGCGCACAGGACAAGCGCCAGGAGAGCGAGCCGCCTCACCGCGCCGCCTTCGCACACGCCCGCGCCTCGTCCCGCATCCGGTGCCAGTCAACGAGCGCCGGGATCAGCGGGGAATCGTCAGGCAGCTTTCTCTCCGCAGCGACGATGGCGTCCTGTTGCTGATCGGGCAGCGGCGTCACGTAGCCGCAGGTCGCCGCCGGGCTGGGGACGGACACGCCACACGCCACCAGTTCGCCGACCGCCATCGCCACGGCTGCGCCGATCGCTATCGCCTGTCTCATAGCTCGTGCCGCTCCCCCGCTTCCTCGAACCCCTGCCGCGTCGTCGGCGCCGCGAGATCGGCCTGCCGCTCAGCCTCGACGACATCGACGGTCCTGGCTGAATCGGCGGCGGCTTGCTTCTGCTGGCCGGCCTTGAAGATGGCGAGGTTGGTCACGAGCCCGGCGAGCGCCGAGAACGCTCCCGTGACGGCCGAGATGGCGCTGGCAATCGCGCCGATCGCACCGGCGCCGGTGATGAGGCCGCTCATATTGATGGCGCCGGGTCGAGCGCGCCGACACCGGCCGCATAGAGCTCGATGTGATGATCGGCGAGCGGGCCCCAGGGATCATTGGCCATCGGCGCCGCATCGAGCGCGATCGGCGGGCGCGGGTGGTCGTAGCCGAACAAAGGCAGATGGAACGGCACCGCCCACACCGGGTCTTCCCGGTTGCGATACGAGCGGATGGGCACGGGCTCGAGCAGCCTGACCAAGGCCGCCATGCCAGCGCGCGGCTCGCCGCACGTCACGATAGCCAGAGGTGGCTTGCCAGCGGCGGTCAGCAGGCCCGAGAACAGGATGGCGCGCGCAGCACCGAGGGAGTGACCGGCGACGAGCAGCGGCCCGTCGAGGAATCGCTGTTGATCGAGGATCTGGTAGGCCTGATCCATCCCGGCCCAGAAGCCGACATGGACAGGCCCGAGCTGAGGATGATCGTGCGGCGTAGCATCGACCGCCTCGAAGTCGCGGAGCCATCCCTGCACGTCGGTTGTGCCAGGGAAGACGATTGCGGTCAGGCCACCGATACGCAGGACGCAGACGGTCAGGTCGTCATCAGAGGGGCCGCGCCACAGGAAGTCCCACTTGCTGTCGGCCTGGTAGCTGAGCTGGATCAGGTCGACGGCGTCGAGGTCGGTCAACATGGCGCGGCCTCGCTTTCCTACTTGCCCTCAGGGCGATGATCGAGACCGTTCGCCGCCAGGATCTCCGCCAAGTCGTCAACATGGATGCAATCGACCATGCAGGCGTAGTCGGTTGCCTGCTGAATGACTGCGATATTGCCGTTGCAGTAGTCGTCCCCCGGAGTGGCGCTGTGCAGAACGCCGAAAGCGACAACCTTGCCGCCTTCAAGTTTCACGATCTTGTCGCCATTCTTGGCCTCGCGGCCGTTCCTGTAGTGCATCGTCAAATTCCCTTCTGTGAAGCGAAAGGGCGCCCGAAGGCGCCCCGTCGCAAGGGCGTGGTGGATGGTCGGTCAGGAACCGGTGGACGTGGTGCCGCTCGACGCCCCAGCCGAGACTGACGCTTCGAATTTGCTGGCAAGACCCGAGATCATCGCGTTGACCTGCTTGACCCAGGCTTGCAGCACGGCTGGGCCCTGGGCGATCAAAGTGGCCTCGAGCTGCGCCGACGCGGCGGCGAACTCAGTTGCCGACGGCGTGCCCGCCATCTCGGTATTGAAAGTCTCGATCGCCGGAACGGCGACTGGCAAAGCGTCGGTGACGAAATCGTTGAACAGCGTCTTCGCGTCGGCGCCAATGGTGCCAATAACATCGGTCATCGGAGAGTCCTTAAGTAGGGGGCAGCCGTTGTGATTGGTCGGAGCGAGCCGCGACGGCTTAGCGCCGCTCGCAAAGGGATTTAGGCGGCCGGCGGCGTGCCGGTGTCTTTCGCCCGCTGCGTAATGAGAGCGATGGCCTCGAGGAGCTTGTACGCCTTGCCGGCACGGGTGCTCGGATCTGGCGTCTTCGTTGTCGCTGTCGCGATCGAGCAGCCGAAGTGCACCAGCAGCGCAATCACGGCTGCGGCCAGCCAATAGAGGAGTTGGCGGTTGTCGCACGCGAGGTCGATGAAACCGCCCGTGGGATCGATCATGATGATCTCCATTTCGATAGGGTATTCGTGAAGCGCTGCCATAGCGACGGCGCCGGCTCTGCCAGCGCCTGCTCGACGATCGCGGCATGAGGCTCTGGAAGCGGCGGCAAAGCGACCGATCGCGGCGCTTCCGGTGTTGTCGTGCCGAGCGCGTTCTCGGCCGCGGCATGGATCATCGCGGCCGGGTAGATGACGCGGTCGTTCTCCTGCCGGACGATCGCGGTCGCCATAGACGCCATCACGTCGGGTTGGCTCAGTAGGATGACGGCATCGGGTGCGACGCCCATCTCCTTCGCCACGTCGCCGGTGTAGGCCCGCGTCGGGTTGTGGTCGCTTGCCGGCGCCCATCGCGTGATGATGCCGGCGACGGTGTGCAGGCCGTGTCGCTGGTAATAGACTTTGAGCAGCACGCACAAAGCGCGGAGCCCATTCTGCGGCGTGTCGAAGCGGGCAAAGCGGGGCGCGTAATGCTCGCCGGGCGGCACGATCTCGATGCCGAGCTGGCCGACATACTGGACAGATGGCGTGAAATTGATGTTGCCGGGGTTATTGTTGCGTTCCCCGCGCGTCGGCTCATCGCTCATGGCTCACCTTTCGCATTGTCGGCGCCGCACAGCGGGCACAGCGGCTCATGTGCCCAGCGGCGATGCCCGTTGATGCAGACCCAATGCGACTTTGGTTCGGGCCGCGGTTTGGGCTTCGGCGGGTCGAGGCGCTTGAAGATCTTGTCCTCGGCGCTCATGCCGCACGCTCCAAGCTGTAGCCGCGCCCCTTGTGCGCCACGATCGGGACGCCGCGCTTGCGCATGCGACCGATCAGGACGCGGAAATTATCGAGGCAGTCGTCAGGGCCGCCGTCGGCGCCCCACACCCTCTCGGCCATTTCGGCATAAGTGCAGATGCGGCCGGGCCGCTCGGCGAGAGCGCCCAGGATCGCGATCGAGACGGGGCCGAACTCGACGCGTCGAAGGGCGCGAAGAAGGCTGCCCGTGGTGACCCGATCGAGGCGCCCGGTCATCGGTGCGCGTTGCTCGCCGGCGAGCGCCAATACTGCATCTCGCCCTCGACCGCGTTCAGGCGTCCGTCAGATGCGGCCTGCCGCCGCTCGACGTCGCCGATCGACAGCCGCATCGCATTGAGCGCCTCCACGATCTCGCGGCGCTGCCGGTCCCAATCGTCCGACCGCTCTCTCAGCGCCGCCGTCACGGTCGCGATCTCGATGGCGTTGGCTTGCTCGAGCCGCAGGATCGATGCCTGCCGGTCGTCGTATTGGGTCAGCTCGCGATACCCGAGAATGCTCACGCCACTGAGCGACGCGAGGAAGAGGCCGGTGACGAGCCGGTAGGAGCCGGCCGTCGGCCCGTTGCGGCCAATGGCGCGTAGCAGCCAGACGATGGGGTTGGTGGACGTTTCTGTTTCTTTGGCGTCGGGCATTCGGCGAAGTCTCCTTGGACATGAAAAAGGCCGCGTGCTGACGGCCTGGGACAACAACAGGTGATTGAGATGATCAGATGATGGCGATGCTCGCGTTCGGCCGCGCGGGGGTCCTAGTTTGGCCTCTTCCGTGACAGCAGGGACGACGCGGGCTATACGACTTTTCGGGGAATAAAGGGGCGCTCATGAAGACCAGATACGACCGCAAATTCTATCGCGACCTCGACACGACAGCCGAGATTTCGGCACGAGAAATCGTGCCCCTGGCGCTCGATCTAACTGGCGCTCGAAGCGTCATCGATGTCGGATGCGGCGACGGCGGCTGGCTATCCGTGTTCGCGGCGCATGGGATTACCGATATTCTTGGGCTCGACGGACCGTGGATCGACGACGACTTGCTGAAGATTGGCCGGGACAAGTTCCAACGTGCGGAACTCGGCGCAGCGCTGCCGATTGATCGTCGCTTCGACCTCGCGATGAGCCTGGAAGTCGCAGAACATCTGCCGCCGGAAGTGGCGGAGAATTTCGTCAGCGAGTTGACCCGTCTTGCTCCTATCGTGCTATTCGCCGCCGCCATACCTGGGCAGGGCGGCCTCCACCACGTCAATGAACAATGGCCCGCATACTGGGCCGACCTCTTCGTCGCGCGAGGGTATGTTCCGATCGACGCCATTCGCATGCGGGTTTGGGAAAACCCAAAAGTGACGTGGTGGTACAAGCAAAACGTGCTGGTATATGCCGCACGCGACGCTCTTGCCTCTTATCCACGACTGGCCGAGGCAGCGTCATCGGCCGCACCGCCGGCTTTGGTGCACCCCGATCTGTTTAGAAACACCTTGCGTGCCGCGCGCCCGAGGATAGGACGCTGGATCAAGATGGCGCCTGCTGTGGTGCGACGCAGTCTGAAATCAAAGCGGCACGTTAAAAGCTAGGCGACTGTGGCGCTCGCGCTCGGAAACGTCGCCGTGCCACCTGCCGTGATGGTCGAGAGGGCAGCGACGCACTCCGCGACGAAGGCCAGCGCCGCCTCGGCGATCTCGGTGAATTGCGCCACCGTCATCGTGACCGGCGCGCCGGTCAGGGTCGGATGCCAGTAACCTGGAAAGAGCGCCGCGCTCGTCAGGATCGCCGCTTGCATCGCCGTGATTCGCTGCTGGCCGGCGATCGACACGTCGTAGGTACCGTTCAGCGCGGGCGTGCTGGCGCTCGTGATGGCGAGGCCGCCGTTGATGAGCCCGTTATAGGTCGCCTGCGCCTTGTTGGTCAGGCTCGTGGACGTATCCACCCATGCGCTGCCGTTCCAGGTCTGCCCGGCGACCGCGGGCTGCGAGGGTACCGCGACGACGCCAGCCGGCGGCGCGCCCCATGCCTCGCCATCCCAATATTCTCCCGCGTCGCCGCCGTCGAAAGAGCCGAGATAGTTGCCGTTGCTGTCGGCGAAGAACATTTGGGTCATGATTAGAGCCATGCCTTGATAAGGATGTTCCAGTTGGCGATCGTCAATCCGACCGTGGCGCCTGTCGATTTATTCATCCATACATATTGGCTGCCTGCGTTCGCGCTCAGAAGGACGTGAATGTTGGTCGCATCGGCATAGAAGATCTGATCGAGGGAGTTGGATGTGCCGGACACGCCGTTGGTTCCCTGTGCAATTTGCACCGTGTCGCCGACCGACCAGCCATTTTCCGCCGTCACGCACTGGAGATAGACCTGATACCCGAACGGGACCGCGCCGAGGCCGTGAGCGACGGTGAGTGTCGAGCCGGCGGCTGGCATCGCCTGAGCCGATGAGGTGAATTTCGCCGAGAACGGCGCGGACGCGAGTATCGTCGAGGCGAGGTTCGAGATGGTCGTGGTCTTTGCCGCGTCGCCCGCCGCAGAGTCACCGATCACAACCAAGTCGGCGCTGACCGGAGAAGCCTTCGCGGCCAAGCTCCCTGGCGAAAGCCCAAGCGTGACCGAGCCCGCTCCATTCGTGACCGAGACGCCGCTGCTGCCGGCGAGCGTCGAAAGCGCCGGCGCCAGGCCGGTCGAGCCGATGGGAATTTGGCCGTTGGTCGCAGCACCCAGCGACGCGGTCGAGGATGCGCTGTTGGCGAGGAGCAGGCTGTTGGCCGTGAAGCTGGTCTGCCCCGTGCCGCCATGAGCTACGGCGATGGCGCCGGCGCTCCATGTGCCGCTGGTGACCGTGCCGAGCGATGTGATGTTGCTCTGCACCTGCGCCGGCAGGGTCGTGCCGATCGACGGCACGCCGCTCGCGCTGGTGACCAGCACCCCATTGTTGGCCGTGGCGAGACCTGAAACGGCGTTGCCGGCCGACGCATAGTACGCGAGGTCATTGACCGCGCCAGTCGTGACGGTGCCGGTGCCACCGCCGAGGAGCGCCGCGATGGCCGACAGCGTCGTCGCCTTCGGTGCATCGCTCGCGGCGGAATCGCCGATCAGCACAAGGTCCCCCACGACCGGGGATGCCTTGTTGACAAGGTTGTTCGGCGCGAGGCTGGCGGTGACCACGCCGGCCGACGTCGAGAAGGACAGGCCACCATTGGTCGCGTCGGCGACGTTCGTGACCGCGCCGGCGCCCAAGATCTCCGCAATGGTCGCCGTCTTGGCCGCGCCCGACGCGGCATTGTCCATGATGAGCACGCCATCGGACGTAGTCGGCGTCGCTTTGGTCAGCAGCGTGCCGGGGCTCAGGTTGAGTGTGATCGTGCCGGCGCCGGTGACGGGCGAGCCGGTGACGGCGATGCCGCCGTTTGCCGCGTCCGCGATGCCGACGCTGGTGACAGACCCGCCGCTGCCGGCCGGGGTCCAGACGGCCGCGCCGGTACCGCTCGCCGGGCCTGTCGAAGTGCAGGCATAGATCTGGCCATTGAGCGTATTGATGCAGAGATCGGGCGGCGACACGCCGGGAACGGCCGCCACACCCGCCACGAAACCGTTCGGATTGCCGGCATAGGCATAGACCGTCGCGATGCCGCCGCCCGCGTTGGCGCTCGACACGCTCGCGAGCTCGGTCATCTTGATCTGCGGCGCCTGGCCCGCGACGCCGCCGTGGTGCGAATTCAGCAGGCCTGCGAGAAACGGCGCCACGGGATAGTTCGTCGGCACGCCGGTTCCGACCGATGGCCCGCAGGTCTTGATCTGGCTTTGCGCGACCGCTGTCTGACCGTAGGCGAGATCGACCATGTAGAGGCCGACCCAGCCGCTCGTCGCAGCCGGAGGCACTTCCGAGCCCGTCGTCGCCACCGTGCCGTAGATGACGGCGATCGCGCAGATGCCTTTACGCTGCGTGTTCTGCGCCGACCCCGAGTTATTCGGCCCGCTCCACGGCGCGCCCGCCGGGTTGGCGGCATTGAGGTACGGCAGGATGCCGCCGTTCGGATCATCGCTCGGGATGTCGTCGACCGACGAGAATTGTGCCTGGATGAGCGCCCAGCGCGATTGACCCGAGGAGAGGCCGGCCGTCGAGAGCGTGACCTGCTGAGCTGCCGCGAAGCCCTGTTGCAGGATCTGCGCGAGGTCGCTGGAAAGCGAGCCATAGGCCGTCGCATCGACGTCGGCGAGTTGGTAGATGTCGCCAGCCGCCAGGTTGATCGTCAGGCTCGCCGTCGCGGTTTGCGTCGCGGCAAGGCCAGTGACGAGCGTCGTGGTGCTGCCGAGCAGGTCGGAGCCCAGCGCCGCCGCCGCGATCTTGATGCCGCGCCAGCCGTGCAGGATGTCATAGTCCCGGCCCTGCGCCTGGTCATAGATGATCGGGAGATCGATGATAGCCTCCTACAGCAGAAATCCGCGCGGGCTCAGTAGGCCATGCACTCGACCGCGAGCACGTCGCTCGCCGCCCACGCCGCCGCGGAGCCGGTGTCGTTGAAATTTTTGATGGTCACGGTTGTCGTAGTGCCGGCGGTTTGCTTGGTCATGAAGACGGTCGAGCTTTCCGTCGTGATGTCGTTTGCAAAGCAGTTCCAGCCGTTCGCAGCCCCTGGTAGTCCGATGACGCCGCTCGTTGCCGAGCCGCCGGTGCCGACATTGATCTGAAAGGCTGCGGTGCCGTTGTTCTGCGTGACCGAAGCGCCGGTCCCGAAGCCCGACGAGATCGACGGGGCGCTGGAGTAGCCGCTGCCCGAATAGATCAGCGGATTGTTCATGCTGATCTCGCCAAGCTGAACGATCGAATACCCGTACAGGTTGACGGTGCCCGTGACATTGAGGGCGGTGAGAAATCCGAGACTCGTGAGCGACGAGCTCGTCACCGTGCTGTTGAGCGTCGTTCCGGTGAGCGTGCCGGCCGCCGCGGTCGCCGTGCAGGTCGAGCCCAGCGTGCAGGCGACGCCGTTGACGGTGGTCGAGGAGTTCGCCAGCGACGAGTTGGCGACGATGCCGGCCGGGATATCGGCGGACACCATCGCGCGGAACGTCGGCGCGGCCGCGCTTCCCGTCGTCGGGCCGAAGAAACCGTAATTCGCCGTCTCGGTCGCCAGCGTGCCGGTGAGCGTGCCCGACCCCGTGACCGGAGAGCCGGAGACGGTGAAGATCGACGGCAGCGCCAAGCCGACGCTCGTCACGGTCCCCGAGCCGCTGCCGGAGATCGTGTTGCAGCCGAAGCCGGTGCCGCTCGTCCATGTCAGCGCGTTGGACGCCCCGGAGCAGGACGGGATCGACAAGTTGGTGTCGTTCGCCGTCGAGCTCGTCGCGTTGCCAACGATGGTGTTGGCGCCACCCTGTTGGAATTTCGAGAGGGTCACGGCATTTGCCGCGATCGTGTTGACGCTCGAGCCGGACGGGCTGGTCACGTCGCCGGTGAAGGCGGGCAGACGGCCCGCGCCAAGCGTGCCAGCGTTGATGTTCGAGGCATTGAGCGCGTTCGTCGTGGCGCTCGCGGCGAAAGCCGTGCCGTTCGTCGTGGTGCAGGTGAGCGCGCCTGCATTGCTGATCGTGCAGTCACCGGACACCGCGACCGGCGCAGCGACACCGGACCCGTTGCCGACGATGATATCGGCGCTGGCCAGCGACGTGGTCAGGCCGTTCGTGATGCCGTAGCCCGAGAGTGTGGTCGGGGTCGAGCCGATCTGCGACCAGGTCAGGCCGGTGAGCGACGCGCCCGATCCCGTCGGCGTGAGATAGTCGGTGCCGGCCGTGGCCGCGGCGAGGGCGCCGCCGGAGCCCTTCAGCATTCCGCTGATCGTGGTCGAGAGAGTAATGGCGGGCGTCGTGGTCGGGTTGGCGACCGTGCCAGCGAGGCCGTTGGCACTCGCCACCGACAGGGTCGTGACCGTGCCGGAACCGCCGCCGGTGCCGAACGGCCCGACGGTGGCACCATTGACGTAGCCGTAGAAGCCGGTCGAGGTCGACCACATCTGTCCGTTGACCGGGCTCGTCGGCGCCGACCCCGGCTGCAACGTGAGCGTGTTGACGGTCGGGTTGATGCCTGATACCTGCGCCGCCGCTGAGAGCGGCGCGAGCAACAGCAGGGCCGCGGCGATCAGACGACGCATGCGGTGTCTCTCCGATGTTTGAAGGTCAGGCGACCGCGACGATGCCGCCGTCGTTCCAAAGCTGGCCGCTACCCGGAGTCGGCTGGGACAACGGGAGATTGCCGCCGCCGAGCGCGAGCAGCGACGCGGGCATCATGTTCACGAAGAACACCGCCGGCGCGGCGGGATTGGGTGTGGCGCCCGGGACGATCGAAACGACGAGCCCGTTGCTCCATAGCGCGCCGGCGGCGAGGCCGGTCGGCGAGGTCGGATAGGCGCCCGCATTCGACAGAAGGACCCAACCCTCGTCGTTGATGAGCGTCTGGCTGGGTGGCAGGAGCTGCGAGGGCGGCACGAACTGCACGTAAATCGTCGTGCCGACCATCTTGAGGCGGTTGACGATCGCATAGACGAGGTTGGCGCCGTTCTCCCCCGAGAAGCTCGTCCACCACGCGCCGAGCGCCACGGCGTTCGCCAGGCCTGAGCCCCAGAAGAAATTGCCCCAGCCGAACCGCGGATTGCCGCCGGAGCCCGTCGCGGCCGGGAGCGCGCACTGGATCAGCCCCTGATACCGCTGATTGCCGTTCGCCCACTGACCTGGATTGGCCGCCGTGTTGACGCCCCAGAACGACCGGCCCCACACAAAGGTCTGCGCCGGCTGCCAGGGCTCGATGAGCCGCGCTGGGTAGCCCGTGACGCTCTCGACGGCGCTCTGTATCGCCGCTGGTGTGTTCGCCGGCAGGAACAGGTTCGCAGCGATGCGCGCCTGAAACGCCGCATCGGTCTCGCCGGAGAGCCTGGGCAGGTCGCCGCCGAAATAGTCCTGCGACAGGAGGTCGAGCCAGCCATCGGTCGACGTGCCGAGCCGCGTCTGAGCGATCGTGTATTGGATCTGCGTCCAGATCGCTTGCAGGCCCGTCGCCCAACTCACCAGTTGAGCATAGACGCGCGGCACGGTGCCATCGCTGTTGACCGCTTGCGTCGGGAACCACCGGGCCGGGAGCCACCGCTGCAGCCGCGAGGTGATGTCGGCGATCGAACCGGTCGCCATTAGTAAGAGCCGATCGATACGTTGCTCGTGCCGATCAGCGGCAGTTGGAGCTCAGTCAACGGGAGATCCGCATTCGCGCCGTTGATCGTGGTCGCACCCGGCTGCACGCCTGCGCATCCTGGAACCGACATGGCCGCCGCCTCGATCACCGCGACGAAGAGGGTGGGGCTGTCGAGTGGCACGGCGTTGACCGCCTCGACGATTGCCGCCTGCACGAGCGTCTCGATCGCGCCTTGCGTATAGCCCGGTGCGGCGCGGACGTTCAGCGCGATTGCCGGTGCGACAAGGCTCGGCGCAAAGGCGCCTTGGAACCGGATCGTGAAGCCGCGCACGGCCTGGACGGCCGCCGAGACGAGGTTCAATAGCGATGTCGGTGGGCTGCCCGATCCATCGTTGATGATGACGAAGAAGTTGCCGTTGTCGGCGCCGAGGCCGGGATAATCGACGTTTTGGACGATCAGGTACTGCAGGCCCTGCTGCACGCCCTGAATGGCCGCCTCGATCGCGGCTTCGTCGGATGATGCGAGTCCAGCGAGCCAAACCGGGAAACGCGCCTTATAGGTCGGGTCGACCTCGGCGTTGACGCCGTTGGTCACGGGCGCGCCATTCGCCACGGTGTCGATCCCGATGATGGGCTGCACGAAAGACGTGATGGTATTCGCCAGCACGTTGCCGCTCGAGCCGGCGACGAGCGCCTGGATCGGCGCCGTTGCCGAAGCGGTCCCGGGCGGCAGGACATAGCCGCCCGCGGCCGCGCTGTAGAGCGGGTTGGTCGTGTCGACCGTCACCATGAACTGGACGCCGCCGGGACCGGTCGAGACGACAGCGCCGCCGCTCAGCGTGCCGCTAGATGCCGTCCCGGCCGGGACGACAGCCTGCACCGTCGGCGTAAAGCGCCCGAAGGTGACCGTGCTCGTCGCGGCGACGGCCGGCAGCCGCTCAAAGCCGAATTGGGCGCCCCAGCTATCGGCGTCGGCGCCGTAGCTCGTCTGGAACCGCGTCAACGCGATGGCTTGCGCCACCTGTGCCTGGAGCCACAGCGCGACGCCGCTGACCGCTTGCGCCCAGGCCAGCGTGATCGAGCCCTTTGTCGCGTCGATGACGGCATTCGCCGCCGCCTGTAGCGCAGCGACCTGGGTCTGGACGAAGCCGGTCAGGCCCTGCCAGGTGACGGATGCCATTCGGTGCGCCCTATGGGGTCAGATTGAACGAGAAGTTCTGAGGTGTCCCGCTCAGGTCGGTGTAGACGATGTCGATCGTGTCGCCGCCGCCGGCGATCGGCGTCACCGTCGTGACCGGCGCCGGCAACGGCGCCACCGAGGCCTCTTGCCGCATCTGCGCCGAGACGTTCGCCTGGATCTGCTGCGCGGTCGGATTGCCGCCGATCAGCGCCGCGAGCCCAGCGCCATAGGGCGGTTCCCAGGGGTAGGCCGAGTTGCCGATGACGGTCGGCGTCGAGAGGAGCCGGCGGATCACCCGTTGAGTGGTGCGCGCCGACCCCGAGACGACGGCGAGGTCGCCCGATGGCGTGACGCCGACGTCGCCGCCGAAGAGATGCGCGATATCGGAAAGAACGCCCATCAGCCGCTATTCACCTTGCTCGAGCCGGTCGTGATCGTACCCGTGCTGCCGCCGACCACGACCTGGTCACCAACGCGCGCCACATCGGGACCGCCGCCGGCAAGATTGATCGTCGGGGCATTCACGTTGACCACGTCGCCGCCGCTCACGTTGATCGTTGGCCCCGACACGGTGCAGACCGTGCCGGCCGTGATGTCGATCGTCGGCCCGGTTGCGACGATTTCAGTGTCGCCGTTCAACGAGAGCTTCCCGTCGTTGGTGAGCTTGATGAACGAGCCGGTTGCATGTACCAGCCACCACTCGCCGGAGTTGACCGCGAGCGGCAAGTGGTTGATGTCGTAGCATCGGCCGATGATGAGACCCGAGCCTGAGTGCTCCTCGAGGTGCAGCACGGTCACCTGATCGCCCGGCGTCGGCGGCGAGTAGATGCCCCATCCTGGGCCCGACCACTGCACGAGGATCGGCAGCCATCCGCTCTCGGCGTTCGCATAGAGCGGCTGCCCATTGAGGTTAATCGTCGACGACGGCGAGCTGGGGTCATCGCTCGTCTCGACCACGCCATCCTGATCCGAGGGCACGCCGCCCTCGGGCATGATGATCACCTTGGCCATGTGGTGCGTCGGATCGTACGAGGTCACGATCGCCTGTCGCGGCACGGCGGCAACGCGCATCGCTCGCATCGCCTCCGCGCGCATGCGGTTGAGGTGGCGATCCATGGTCAAACGTTCGGCTGGCTGACGACGGGCGAGTTCTTGGCGTGGATCGTCATGTCGAATGAACCATTGAAGGCGTAGGACCGCGTGATCTGGTCGATGTAATAGTCTTGATCGAAGACGCTTCCCGTGCCGGTCAGGTGCAGCATGCGCTGGACGGTGATGGTCGGATCCCCTTCCATCGACACCTCGAGCGTCTTTTCCCACTTGGTCAGCTCGGCCAGCGTCTGATTGGCCAGTTGCTGCGCCTGCTCCATCGTCAGATTCGGCCGGCGGATCACGTAGTTCTGCACGTTCCCGGCACTCTTCGCATGCGATGTGCCGCCGCCCTTCGTGCCCGCCCGCGTGGCGACGGCATGGATGGCGCGGCCCGACTGGACGCCATGGCTCATGACCGTGACCGAGATGTCCTTCGCCAGCGTCAACGAGCGCTTCGGCCGTATCTGCTTCGCGTTCGACCAGATGCGGCCGAAGGCATCCGTGCCGACCGTCACGGGATAGGGGCTCGGATCATCTTCGGCCGGCCCGAAATAGAGCGTCGAGCCTGTCACGTAGAGATCGAAACCCTCCTGTTGCGCCAGGAAGACCATCAGATCCCACTGCGGGATGTCGCGGGTCAGGCTCGCCCATTGACTATTGATCAGTTCGCCGACCGAGCCGGTCGTCGCCGTCACATTGGGCGTGAGCCCCGCGGCCTGCGCGAGCAGTGTCACGATTTCAGAGGCCGTTTTGGTCGGCCATTTGTTCGTGGTCTTTGTGTCGATGAAGAGCGCCGACAGGTCGCGGCCGGTGAGCGTGAGCTTGCCGCCGATCAGCTCCGGCTCGACGTCGTCGATCTGGCCCAGGATAAGCGATGTGACGTTTGACGGCACCGCGCCGACATCGTCTTGTGGCCCCAGCTCGCCGATCAGCACCTCGAGCGTCGTGCCCATCGGCGCGCCGGCCCAATAGGCGAGGCCGAAGCCCTGTGGCTGCTGCCAGCACTCGAGCTCGACCCGGAAGGTGTCCGCCGTGAAGTGGCCCTTGTTGGTCACGCTGAACGACAGGAACGACACCGGGGTGCCGCCGATTCTGACGATGCCCCTGGGCCGCCGGACCTGACTCGGCCGCGGCGTCGAGGGACCGATGAGCGCGTCGCTCATGTCGAGGGCGCCGGAACCGGAACGGTGAAGACGCCGTCGTTTGCTCGGGTGGCGTTGTAGAGCGGGATGCCGATCGTCATGTCGGTTTGGATCAGCGGGTCGCCGTTGACCGCCGGATTGGCGGCGGCGATCAGCGTCCACGCCGAGGCGTCGCCGTAGTATTCGGCCGCCAACCTGTACAGGTCGTCGCCCGGCGCGACCGTCAAGGTGGTGACCGCCATGTCAGGTTCCGATCGCTTCGATGTTGCTCAGGAGCCGCCCCAGCTTGTTCGCGCAGTCGAAGGCCCACGTGATGTTGGTCGAGGCCAGCAGCAGCGCGTCGACGCTCGCCACCATGTCGGCCGGGTCGGCCCCGCTCGCGAAATTCGCCGGCGCGCCCGCCGCGGCAAGGGTCGTGTCCCAATAAGCCAGCACCTGTTGCGCGAGGCCGAGCGCGGTCGAGACCTGTGTCGCCAGCGTCTGCAGGAACGACTGAGACGCGCCGCTGACCGATGGCACGGAGGCGATGCTTGCCTGCACCGTGGCGAGCGCTGTGGCGAGGCTTGTCGTCAGGCCCGCGATGTCGGTTGCCATCGGTCAGGCCGGCGCGTTGCCGTCGGCGACGGCGTCGCCGGTGGTTTCGTTCAGCGTCGCGGCGTCGTTGGTGGCGTCGTTGGCGTCGCTCGTAATCTGGCTGTCGACATCCTGCGAAGCTTGCGGGACCGGATTGTTCAGGTCCTGCACCACCGCCAGCGCGATCGAGTACGCGATGTGGTAGTAGCGCTGAAACTTCCATTTGAATTCGCGGATAACGACAGAAAATTGGTAGCCCGACCAGGCCAGCGTGACCGCCTGCCCCTGCCGCCGCATGGTGTCGAGTTGCTGGCAGCGGTCGAGCGCCGTCGGTCCCTCGAACCATCCCGACCACGGGATGTCGTCGTCGTCCGGCCCGGTCGTGTCGATCGTGCGCGCGCCGCCGGGGTACTTGTGGATGAAGAGCGCTTGCGCGCCGCCGGCCTTGATGTCTTCCGGGATCTCGAACGACTGGAACTCGACGCCGCCGAGGGAGAGCACGAAATCTGCCATGACGCACGCCTATTGGTTCGGGTAGAGCGGCGCCATGCGCATATCGAAAAGGCTGGACGAGGACGGCGGCCGGTCGCCTTCGCGAGCCTGGTGGTCGGTGACGAGGCGGCCTACCGTCTGCCCATCCATCATGACGGCGGTGCCGTGGAGGGCGGCCTTGATGGCGGCAGCGATGCGATCGACGAGGCCCGGGTCGGCGGCCGGAGATGGCTGGGCAGACGATGACGATAGCGGCGGCAGGGGTGCCGTCACCTTCCCGTAGACTCGCGGTTCAGGGGGGGCCCAGCGATTTGTGTTGAGGCCGGCACTCTCGTCGTCGGGCTCAGCTTCGAACCCGAACAGATTATCGAGCCAGCCTTCGCCTGGCTTCCCGACCCCCAACGGGTTCTTCTGGGCATCCTTCAGGCGCTTTTCGACCACGTCGTCGGGCGGTTTGAAGTAGGCGAGCGCGGCGACGACCGCGGCGATCGGCCCGAGCATGCCGAGCATGCCGCGAGCAACGAGCCCGAGATTGCCCGCCAGGCCGGTGAGCGACGCGCCGGCAAAGCCGGGAAGCGTAAAGACGAAAGCCAGCGCCTTGAGGCCCGCCACCGCGAGAACGACCGTGCCACCGACGGCCGCCAGGGCGCCGATCGCGCCCGCGACAAGGAGAAGCCCGCTCGTGATTATGGGGTGATCGTGGGCTGCGGTCGCCAAGGCCTTCAACCCGCCAGCCAGACCGTTCAGCATCGGAATAATGATCGGGATGATGTCGAGCCCCATCTGGATGCGGAGATCTTTCCATGCGTTGCTGGCCTTAATCTCGGCCGCCGCCGGCGTGCCCTCCGCTTTTTCCTCGAGCCCCTTTATCCCCATCGCCTTGGCGTCGACGGCCATGTTTTTGGCGATCTTGTCCATCTGCTGGAAGAGCGTGGCATAGAGCGCCGATGCCGTCCGGTTCGTAATGACCGTGCTCAGCTCGTTGATGACGGCCTTGTTGTCAGTGATGTCGATCCCGTGCGCCTTGAACGCGGGCAGCAGCACGTCGGTCAGCATCTTCATCGGATCGGAGCCAGCGAGATCGCCGCCGCGCACGCCGCCCGGCTTGATCTGCAGAAGGTGCCCGAGCTTGTCATACTCGGCCAATTTCGGGTCGACGAGGCCAAGCCTTTCCAGCTCCCTCGCCGCGCGCAAAGTCGTTCGCCCCTGCCCTAGGTTTTGGTATGCGCTCATGAGGCCCGTGCCGGCGCGCATTCCCCCTATCTCCTGGATCAGGGGCTCCATCTCGTAATAGAAAACTTCGTTCGACTGCAGCCGAGCCGCGACGCCGCCCGTCTTCATGAAGGCGAGGTAGTCTTTCGGCGTGACCCGGCCACCGGTCCCGCTAAGCACATGCTGCATAAAATCGGCTTGCGTCATCATCTCGTCTTGCGAACGGAAGCCGCCGCGCAGTTCAATGACTTTCGCCAGCGCGAGCGCCTGTCCCTCGTCGAACTTGGAATTGGCGTCGAACACGGCTTTGTTGGCGAATTCCATCCTGGCGATGAGCGGCGTGACGGCCTTCGCGTTTGCGTAGTCTCCCATGACGGTGTGCAAGTCCGTCAGGGTTGTGATCAGGTCGGTCGCGCTCGCGCCCATGACGCCGGAGCCCTGCGCAAACCTGTCGGCGTCCTGGTTAATCGCATCTCCGAGATCGAGCGTTTTGAAGCGCGCGAGCGCTTGCTCGTAGCCCTTCGCTGCCTCGTAAGTCTTCCCCAGGAACCCGAGCGTTTCCTCGCCGGCCTGGCGCAGCACGTAGCCACCAGCGACGGTCGCGCCGGCGCCGTATCCGCCGCCAGGGATGCCGGGCGCAGGCACCTGACCGCTCCCGCCGCCGGGACCGCCGCCGGAGAAATTCCACCGATAAGGCGCGATTTCTCTGCCCGCGCCGTTGATCGTCGGGGGTCCGTAGACCGGCGGCGGAACCGCCGGCATGCCAAAGGAAGGGCGCCCGACCGGCTCCGCGAGCGGCGCGCCCATGTAGGGGATCTGGGGGCGCCAATAGGGGGTCGGCCGCGACGGTTCGCCGTAGGGCTCGCCCACCGGCGCCGCGAGCGGGACGCTCTGCACGATCTGCCGGCGCGAGCGGCCTGCGACCGCAGCCGCAGCAACGTCCGCCGCGCGATCCGCCTGGCGCAGCACCATGTCGAGCCGCGACGAGGCATTGTTGAGCGCCGAGGCCTGAGCGGCGTTGAACTTGTCGACGGCCGCTGTCGCCCGATTGAAGGCTGGCGCGAGCCGGTCGATGGTCTGCGCGAACCTGGCCCAGCCGGCCATGCTGCTCTGAACCGACGCCACCGCCTTGCCCGTGCCGATCGCGAGTTCGGCGATGCGCTCGAGGGCGACGGTCAGCTCGTCCTTGACGGTGAGCGTCGAGCTGACGGTGAAGGATTCCATCGGTCAGTTCGTCTTCTCGAAAGCGTTTGCGATGGCCCGCTGCAGGTCGGTCATATTCTCGGGCATCTCCTGCGCCATCGCCGCGCCGATGACGGGGCGCGGCGGCATCTTGTCGGTGCCGTGTTCGTGATAGGGCATGATCGGCGACGTGCTGCCGAGCGTGACGCGCTCCGCCGTGTACGTGCCGCCGACCTCGTGGCCGATGCTGTCGCGAAGCTCTCCGCGTCGCAAAAGCGGATTGTCAGGCGGCGCGTAGCCGAGCCGCGTCTTCTCGTCGATGGTCGACGGCGCAAGCTCTGCCCAGGCCGGGAACGGGTCGGCGCCTTCGCCTGGGAAGATGCCTTCCTGATAGTGCCCGATCTTGCCCTTGGCCACGGTCTCGACGCGGTTGCCGATCCGATGCAGGGCCGCCTCGGTCTCGCGCGGGACGGCGCGCGCAACGCGCCGGAGGTATGCCGCCAGGTCGCCGAACGATGAGAACTGGCGCATTTATTTGGCTGCTTCCTTGCAGCTACTGGCAAGCGTCGCAAAGAAATTCGCCGCGATTGTTGACCGTCACCCTCACCCCTCTATCGGTCAGGATGGTCACTCCGATAGCCCCGTCCCGGTTTACGATTGCGAGCATGTAGCCGCCGCCCGGGGGTGCGGCGGCGCTGTCCCAATGGTAGCCGACGGCGGTGCCCGTCATCTCCGTGATCGCGCCTCTTGAGCCCGCCAAGCGCTGCAAATCGGCGAGATCGTGGAACCCTTTGAGGCGCCCTGCCCATGACAAGGTGAAATCGACAGGCGTCGATTCCTCGTCTGGATTGACGGGCGGCCAGCCCCGAGTGGCGCCGGCTGATGCGCCGGCCGCGGCAGGAGGCGCCCCCATCACATTGGTTAATGCGCCGTCACTTGGTGAGCTGCCGCGATGCATCGCCGCCCAAACCACGACAACCACCACAATGGCAGCAAAAATCATTGGCCCCGCCGATCGAAGCGACGGCTTCCGCGGGGCGCCGCAATTCGGACAACTCGCCGCCTCCGCGCTTATTTCGCGCCCACATTCGGGGCATGGTGCCAACGCCATGCACTTTCTCCTCATCCGAGTTAACCGGATGAGGGTAGCAGACGGCACCTGCGCTCAAAAGCGAAGGGCGCCCCGAAGGCCGCCCGTTTCGCGTCATCTATTCCGCTGCCGGTCAGGCTGCGGGCTTTTCCTCGGCCGGCTTGATCCCGGAATAGTCGATCGATATCTGCCGCGGGTCATGCAGCATCGCCGGCACGACAGGCAGCCCGAGCTTGAACCAGAGTTGCGCCGCCGACTGGATGCCGAAGGTGTGGCGCGCCTCGGTGACGAGCCTGACCTTCGGCCCCTCCGCCTCCTCGGTGTCCTGCGGCGGATTAATCGTCTCGCCCTGGGCTCGTTTGCCGTGCCCGTAGAAGTGCCGGAAGAGCGTCTGATAGCACTCCCGCTTGTAGGCGAGCACCTTTTGCCGGGTCTCCTCGTCCTTCACGCGGCTCTCGTCGATCGTGAAGAGCCACCCGTTGACGAGTTCGAGCTTCAAACAGGTCGTTTCCTGCATGCCGCCGACCGAAGGTATCCCCATGACGAGGATACCTTCGCTCAAAATCGGGTCTCGATTGAGCCGGTCATGCTGTGAAGCCCACTTCAAACCAAGCGCATCCGAGATCGGCTTGACCGCGACGAAGACGCCATCATCCCTTTCGACGGCGAAAAGCGTGTCGTTTCGGAAGTCCACGGTAACGATGTTGCTCATTTCAGTCTCCTCGGTGACCGGGTTGGCAGACCCGGCGCGGTTCGGGCAGCCGCCCGTAAGCGGCTCCCGGCCACCGAGAAGCGGTGGAATCGGTTGCCGCGCTAGAACCCGCTGCCAAGCGGGTATTCAGATGCGGAGAATTCGATGGTCGAGAACATCGATCGCGGCAACGGCCAGCCCAACCACGCAACGGTTGAACTCGTCGAGCGTGACAGTATGCGGCGTGTACCGCGGGTGAGTGTGCCAGCATCGCACCTGACCGTGCCAATGTTCGGCACGCCAGAGCGCGGGGCCAATGCCGAAGTCGCACACGTAGACCTGCGAGCCCTCGTAACGGTCGACAGGCACCACGATCGCGAAGCCATTCGGCTCGAATGTCGGCGTCATATAGTCGCCGTGAACCGGGAAGAGCCGCGGGCGGCTTGCCGGGTGCTCGGTGAGCGCCGCCACCTCGTGGCCGGGTTCCGGGAGGGACGGGAAAATGCTAGGAATAGGCTTAGCTTCGGCCATGGGTCACTCCGTGGCTGGGGTTAGGGCCGGATGAGAGGTTGCCGCCTCTTGTCCGGCCCGTTGTTTTGTGGCATCATAAAATCATGAAATCTGATTTTATGCAATCAAAAAAATCACGCGGGCGCCCGGCGACCGGGGTTAATCAGTCTGTCGGCGTTCGACTTGAGCCCGATCTTCTCTCCGCGATCGACGGGTGGCGCGCCGCCCAACCTGATGTTCCTAATCGCCCCGAAGCCATCCGCCGCCTGATCGAGGCCGGCCTTGAGGCTCCAAAGCCGGCGAAGAAGGCCAGGTAGTCTAGGCCCTCTGCCGCCACCGCATGGCCTTCCAATCGAACTCGCCGCCGTCGAGCATCCCGCAGATCACCGCCATACCCAGCCGCTCGCCGACGCCGAGTGTCGACACGTACTCCAAATCGCCGACCCCGTTCTTGCATAGGAGGATCATCTGCTGGATTTCGGGGTCGGCGGCTATTTTTTTGCGATGGCCAGCTCGTCTGCTTGGCTGGCGCCATAGAGTTCCTGCATGCCGTCGCCGACGGCCTGGATACCGTGATCATCGAGCCGCCCGATCATGGCCTCGATCTGGCGCAGGCCGAGTGCGGTCGCCGGTGGCTGCGGCTCGCCGTCGATGCTGCTGACCGAGGCCGCGGCAAGTACCATGCCGAGATAGCGATTATTGTCCGCGCCGTCGCCGCCGATCGCACGGAAGATGCGGGCCTTGTCGAGAGCCGAGAGCCGGCGAATGCCGATGCGGCGGCCGGCCGAGTCCGTCACGACGTTGCCCTCGGCCAGCGCCCGGGGCGCCGGTTTCGGCGCGGCCGGTTCGTTCATCGTTACCTTGAAATCGTCCGTCATCTGCCACCTTCGTGATTGATCTTCTGGCGCCTCCTACCGTCGGCCGGTCAGCTAACCGCCTTCCGCCTTGAGCACGCCCAGGTCACGCGCTGATCGACCTTCGCGTCGCCGCTGCGCTTGCCGATCGACTCGAATTTCAACGTGACGCCCACATACCGGAACTGGCTGATCGAGCCGTCCGGGTTTACCGTCGTCTCGTTGAACTGAATGACCGGCGGCTCCTGGCCCGCGTACCGCCCGGCTTCCTTCGCGGCGAAAAAATCGTCGAGCGAGCTATCGGCACGGTCCCAATCGAGCGTGCCCTCCCAGCCCTCTTCCAGCTCGCGATACCGGTTGACGCCGGTGATCGCCACGGATTTGAGCCGCGTCGTGATCTGCTTCGCCTCGAAGCTGGTCAGGATAAGCGACACCAGCGTCGTGCCGTTCGCCGTGATGACGATCGTGGTGTCCGACCCGACGTTGTAATTTTGCGCCATGGTGCGATGTCTCCTGGTCTAATCGGGGCGGGCTGATCAGGCGGCGGCGAGCGCGGCGGCGGCCGAGCCGACATTGCCGTTCGCCGGGATCACCACGGTTGCGCCCGTCTGCATGTTCACGAGGAAGATCCGGGCGATGCCCAGGAACTGGACCAGCACCTGGCAGATGACGATGCCCTTCGCGGTCTGCGACTGGTTGCCCTGAGACGGAAAGCTGACCTGGAACGCCTGGATCATCTGCGCGTTGCCGCCCTCGGCCGTCGTCATGGGCTCGAAGAAGGCGTCGAGCAGCGCCGTCGCGTCGGTGTAATAAGTGTCGGTGATCTCCAGCCCGATCAGCGCCCCGAGCGCGCCGGGGCCGGACAATGACCGCGCCAGGAAGCTGGTGAGCCGGGGCCATTCGTCGCCCTGGATCGCAACGTTGGCCGAGGCATTGACGCCGATCCGCATGCCGAACTGAGAACCGGCCGGGATCGGGTTGCAGATCACGTCGATGCCCGAGCTGGTCAGCACGGCGAGCTCGTCCTCGCC